GGACGAAGTTCCATTTCATATTCATCAGGAAGAGCAAAATGTAATCCTGTATGAATAATAGTTCTATCTTTTTCTTCGTCATATTTTATACTCTTAGCATAGACATCACAACAAGCATCACCTTCTTTACCATAAGTAGGCAATGGAACAGATTTATCTTCACGCCAAACTTTAACAGATACATTATCAATATCTTGTTCTAGTTTAGCATATAGTTCATCTTGTGTTAATAAACCAGCATTAAACTCAATAATAGCATTAGCTATTGCTTTACTTAATTTACTCATTATAATTATTGTTTTTAAATTTATGATAAGGACAATCAGTAGGATTACTAGGTCTTCTCCAAGTAATAAAATTATCCGCATCTTCATTCATACATACGTAGGCTCGATAATAATAATAATACCGTTTTTTATCTCTTATTTCTAAATAAGCACAGTTACCACAAGTCCTTACTTTATTCTTCTTTTCCATATAGATACTTTAATAAATGAACAAACCTGATTATAAATATTACAAATAGCACATGACCTAATATTGGAACAAAGAATAAAGCACAGTTAAGAGTAACTGTGCTTATTACTTCATCATCTAACCTTTCCTTAGTAATCTTTAATGCTATCCCAGCTATTACAATCTGAATAAAACATTCTATAACAGGGACATCTAATAAGATTGTTTTTAATACGGTTTCTAACTCCATTCTTTACCACAGTTAATACACTTAAAAGCAATTGGGTCACTTTCTTCTTCACGCGGAACTTCTTCTAGTTTAGCACCACAATTAGGACAACGTGGAACAGTAAATAACCCAATTAGTTTCTTAATAAAAGTTCTTATTCCCATACATTAGCTAGAGCATAATTAAGAGCTTTAAGACTAGTATTATAGTCACCCTCAAATACAGTATTCTTTAAACGAAGCTCTTCTGTCTTATAATCTTTGACATTAGAGAAATAACCAGTAACAGCATTATAAGCACCATAAGCTGTACCTGCTATTTGTCTTTGTCCAACACCTTCTTGATAATACTCGAAAGTATCACAAAGAGTATTTAGTTTCTGCATAGATATTTCAGCGGCTTCAAAAGCAGAATTGTTTCTTTGGAATAAACCATTATATAAGTTTAATTCATCTACTCTTTCAAATTCTTCCCCCGTAAGGTAAGTTGCCGACAGATATTTCTTTACTTCTGCATCTGATACTTTAGTCTTGAACATTACTTTATACATATCTTCTTCTTCCTCTATCTTACGTTCAGTAAGACCGAGTATTTCAGGAACAGTAAGTATCTTAGTATTGACACCTCTATTATGTCTAAAAGATATATAGCTTTCAGCAGATATTTTAGCAGAATGAAGAGCGTTCATACAAATAACTCTTACAGGAGTAATCATCATTTGTACAGCACTACCACCATCATGGCTATTAGTAAAGACAAAATAATGTTGAATAGTATCATTAACACCACCAATATTAATATCCTTGTCAAAACTAGCTGACATGAATATCTTTTGTCCATAACCAAAGTAACCTGCTCTATCAAGTTTAACTCTACCACCAAGAGCATCATCGAAGAATCCGAAAGCCATTTGATTTTGTACTACTTCATAACGAGACTTTACTTTCCCAAGAGGAATGTTAGAATCTGTACGATAAGTTGCAAATTCACCAGGAACATCAACAAATTCAAACCCGTTAACTACATTAGGAAATATAGAACCGTCACGACTAGCACCACTATCATGTGCTGGCATTTTAGCAGATAGCTGACATTTAGCAACTGTATAATCGAGTTTAGCTTTTACAATAGCTTCTTCTGTTGTCTTACAATCGCTAATGTCTACACCTATTTTACCTCTCCAAGCAATTCCTTTTGCTTTGAATTTACTTCTATAACTTGAATCTCTAAAGTTAAACTCCATAATTATATGTATTTACTGATTTCTATCATAGCTTGTTCACGAGTACATCCAAAGGCATTCATTATTCTTTGAATAAGTTCTTCTACCCAATCTTCTACTTCAAACATATTACTTAATTATTAATGATGTATTACTTTCTTGTTTAGCAATAGTAAGGTCAGCATCCATACTCAAATTAGCTGCGATAATAGATTTACTAGTACAAGACTTAAATTCTACCTTATGAGGATTTTGTCCAATCCATTGAGCAAGATTAAAGTTAGTAACATTTGCAAGTTCTGATAGACGAATATGAATTGATATTTCAGTATCAATAGAAAACACATCGTCAACAGTAACATCTACAAATGAAGATTGTTCAGATTCCTGCTCTTCTATGGGGGAACTTTCAGCTTTCATGTGAGCACTGATAATACGAGATAGATACTCAATACTAAGGCTTTCCTTAATTTCAGTACTTGCAAGATATTCAGTAACTATATCCATAAAATGTTTGATAATGTCGGCAATACGAACATCGTCTAACTTAGTAACAGTAGTATTACGAGAATAGACTTTATAAGTACTACCTTCAATTACTTTGTTACCGGACTTGCCCGTAGAACCAAACATTATAACAGCTTCAAGAACTGCTTCTTTAAGACGTTCAAGAGTATTATTTCTTGTTTTCTTAATTTGGTTAACACGAGCAACTTCGTCACTACATTCTTTAACGTCACACTGATAACGTTTAATTACTTGAAGATAATCTCTAATCTTATCTTTAAGATTATCTTCTGTAATACCTAGTTTAGCAATAACTTCTTCTGTTGCTTCACCTTCTTCGAGTTGCAAGATAATATCCTGCAACTCTGCTTTAATACTAAATAGACTACTTCCCATTATGTTTTGGTTTAAAAAACGGTTTATTTTCAGTACTATAACAATAGAAACTATTAGGACATCTCATACTTCCATACTTTTCACAGTTAGAACATGAACGAGTAACTTCTTTATTCTTTATCTTTAATAATTTCTTTGCTAGTTTCTTTAGGTTTTTCATATTCTTCTCTAATTAATTTATTCTGTTCTTTAATAGCTTTCATAATAAGCTCACGAGAATCCCAAAGACTTTCAGCACCAACACTTAGATAATAATGTTCAAGTACTTGTTCATTAGACATATTTTGAAAGTCTACAATATGAGGACAAGCTATCATAGCTTCATCAAATTTCCTAGTAACATCATTCAATAGATTATATAGTTTACTACGAATAACCATGTTATCAGTATTGTTCTGTTTTATCCTAGCAATAAGCATAGGAATTATTTCACCGTTTTGCATTTCTATGAGTTTTCTTATTCTTATTACGTTTACGTCTCTTAGCAATAGCTTTAGAATTAGAACCTTCTTTAGTAGAACTTCCTTTGTAACTATTGTTAGAAGGAAATACTAATTCAAGAGGACTATCGTCAAGAAATATACTATAAGGATTATCAAATTTCATCTTCTTTATCTCCTAATGATTTAATATATTCTATGGCTTCTTCACGAGAATAACATAATTTATCTAATTCAATACTACGTTCCCACCCATTACCGTTATTAGTAATAACAGTCACACCATATGTACCTTTAAAGCTAATGCCATTAACTTCTCTATTGTATAACCCATGTTGATTATCTTTTTCGGAACAACTAAGTTCAATAATGTGATTACCAACAGTATGATAACTATCAACAATAGGAGTAAAAAAATTAGTTCCTTTAACTACATTTTGGAATATCTTAGCTTTTTCCATATTTACTTCCAGTTTGATTACGACACCATTCAAGATTAGACCAATGATTATTAGCACTATTACCGTCCTTATATCTAACATATTTATATACGTTAGGTTTAGGATTAGTAACAAATGCTTTAGCAACGAGAGTAGCTATAGATAGCTTAGAACTTACACCATTATTAAACAATGTAACATGTGGTCTTTCACAACCTTTACCACGATACCATTTAAGATAACGTTTACGATTATCAGACCAAACTCTTCCGTCTTCTTCTACACAATAGTTAGGGAATTCTGAAATAGTAACAAATCTGACTGTTGTTTTATTTTCTTCCATACTTTCTATTTAAATAATATGCACGACGTTTAGCTTCTTTAAAGGAATAAATCTTCCTATGCTTAATAATATGATTAAACAAGTCAATAGGAGCATAAACATCAGGAGTTCTTTTAATCTTACCGTTAAGATAATCATCAATCTTCTTATGTAATTCTTCATAGGTTATTACTATATGAATAATTCTAAGACCATGACAATAAGCGTTATTATCGTTAGGTTGTCTAACAACAACATATCTACCTTTATCTTCTCCTTCTTTCATTATCGGTTTTACAAATATAATCAATCTTACTAATAGACCAAAGAAAATCTTACTGTTTTTAAACATACGTGATTAGTGATTCTAAGGCTCACTGTTGAACGCAAGGCAAAAATAATATAGTTGTTCAGGTAAGTATGGTAAATCGCATAGAGACGAAATATCGGGTATTCTCGTTGATTTCCCCCATAAAGGAGTGTCGTTACTGTATACTTCCGACAGTCCTCTTTGAGTATAAGCTAACGATTTATCTCACAATCAGAGTATACAATAGAAACACTAGCTTTACAAGGGAACAACAAAAACCCTACTGCCAATCTCTCGACTAACAATAGGGCAAGGCATCAAACCATGACTTACTTTAACAACTTATACACTACAAGGGTATCATCCTCTTCTTCTTTTTCTAACTTAACGTTAGTATCAGATGTAACACGAAGGCTTCGTATTATATCAGAAGCATTAACAGAATAATAACCATAATCTGAAACAGATACATTTCGGCATTGACTTTGAATATCTTCTGTAAGAAAACCTAGATATATTGATTCTTGTCCTTCGACTGGGTCGAACTTAACCATTAATAACATCTTTAGTTTATCTTTCAGATGTATGTCTTTTATTATCAGTTTCTTCTTCTTATAGTCTATATAAGATTTATTATAATTAACTTTCTTCTTCGATATTATTTGGTAATCCAGTAGGCTCATTATTAAGTATTTTAATTAAATTCCCATGGCTTGGGACATTCTTCACTCCTGACCTACATCTATATTCGACAAATGCTGTCTTACCAATAAGTTTATCTTTGTTAAGAAGATAACTTTCACGAGTAGAAGCATCACCAATAGGCATACATTCAAACGTTTCATTATTAATATCATTACTAAGAACGAATTTACTAAACTTAGGTCGTTTAGCTCCTTCGGGAATAACATCAATAATCTTAAACTTACCGTCTAATATTGGTTTACTTTTATACATAGTAGAATTACGTTTGCCAAATTGATATGTAGCATAAGGATTACGAAGAATAGCTCCCTCGAACTTAGCTTCAACAAAGATGTCTCGATATTTAATAATATCTTCATCTCCATTAAGATTATCGTAAGTATGAATAAGTACGAAACGTTTCTTATTATTTATGTGATAATCAAGAATAGCTTTAGCATTAACGTAATTAGGCATCTTAAACTTACCAAACTCTGACTTCAATAATGATATACGACTAGTTTGAATCATATCATCGATAGCTAAGTCGTAACACCAAAATTGAAGAAAGCGATTATATGGACTTTTAAGATTCTCGGCAGCACTTAGAATATCATTTAGTTCAAGACCTGGAATATATAATTCTCCGTCTAATACTAAATTATCTTCTAACATACGATTGAATTGTCTATCTGTAAGTACTTCATCCAACATTACATTCTCTAATACTGGACACTTATATTCAAGTCCTTTACGACTACGAAATACAAGTCCTTTAGTTTTAAAGAATCCTTCACCACGCATAACAGCAGATATATTACAACGAACACCATTAATCTTCATTTGAGCTAATAGTCCTTGTTCGTTATTATATTCATATATCTTAGCTAACATAGGAAGAACAAAACCTTCGTTATTAGTATTGTACTTAGGAAGATAACAATTAAGATAATTAATTAAATCATCTTCATTTGTTATTTCAGCAGGAGTATTATCATATAATTCTCCTAATTCAGTACCACCTTCTCTACGTTTAGCAGCAACAATAGTTTTCCATTCTTTCTCAACACCTCTAGGTGGAACATATTCAGATGTAGTACCTATCTTACCGACAATACCATACTTTAGAATTATCTTATGACCTAGTATTTCTGCTGACCAAAAGATAGGTTTACCTTGTGCATTACGCTTATAAAGAGTAATACTTTTCGATTCACTCATACTTCTTCAATTTTATATTTATTAGGTTGTTCACGCATAAGACCAATAGCAACTTCTCTATCTATTATCATAGATTTATTAGTATCTATAACAATAATCCTGACTTTAGGATTAGGAGAGGGAGATGTAACAGATTTCAGCTCCTTTATGGGGGAAGATTTGGTAATCCGTTTACTAGTCTTATTAGTTCCCTTTTTCTTTTCGTAAACAATAGGAGGATTAACTTCTTCATATTTAAGATTAGCTTCATGAATCTTTTCAAGAGATTCTTTATCATAACCTAAATATATAAGAGCTGCCATTATCCATCTATATCTGAAATGAATAGTTTGAATATAAGGATAATTAGGTAAATCTAATTCGTGAAGATAACTAGAAATAGTATCACTAGTACCGTTAACTTTAAGATTGTGTTGAATCATTCTTATATCAGAAGCATCTAACTGATAACTAAACGGATTTACGTTGTTTAACTTCATTTGCTGTAAGTCTTACAATTATGTACTTTTTAGGTTTACCTATTCTCGCATGATAGAACTTGAAACACTTTAGATAATCAGTACTTTCAGTCCACTGTATAAAGTTTCCTTTAGATACAGATGTATTAGCTTCATAATTAAACTCTCTTGGAATCTTATGACTACTATACATATCTTTATCTAAGTAATTCTTAATGATAGCTAAGTGTTCAGGATTATCAAACTCAAAGTTACCATAAATCTTTATCTTAGAAAAGTCAATTGGTGTACCATCAGAAAGAGAGATACGAATTAAAGTATTAGGATTATCAACCATTTGTTGCTTAATATGATTAAGATACTTCTCTTCTTCATCTGTTAAAGGATACATAAAATAATAGCTATGAACATTTCCGCTATTACCGAAACTGTTTATAGCTATTCTCTTTAATGGAGCAAATGAATTAAAATCAATTACTCTACGTTCTTCTTGTGCCTTTGGAAGTGGCACATATTCTTCTTCTCTACTCATATTCAAATAATGATTCAGTTTGTTCTATAAACGAATTAATAGTTTCTCTTGAATACATACTAACTAACTCCGAGAAATCTTTAGCACCATAACTTCTTGGAATAACAATAGGTATAATACCATATTCTTTTCGTAATCTACGAGCACCACGTACTCCTGTCAGGTCACAATCGAAAAAAGAAATAAGTATTCCATTATCATTTAGCTTAGATTGAAGCCAGTTATATTCGTAATCTTTGAGAACATAGCGCTCCGAAGTAACATTAATTACTCCTATTTGAGACTCTGACAAATTCCCCCGTAAAGGATAGGAATGTAACCAGTAACTTAATGCTAGATTGTCCTTATATGATTTAGTAATAATAATTATATCATACTTAGGTTTATCAAGATTAAGTATTCCAACAAGACCATTATGATTAGTTATAAACTTGATTTCTCCTTTACTTCTATCTCGAAGAGGAAAATAACATTCGATATTATAAATACCATTACTATCAAGTCCGGTAACATAAGCATAACAAGGATCTGATTCCTTATATGTATATTTAGGACTAGGTTGACAATACCTATTAATATACATTTGGTCAACAGGATAGACAAAATGAGTATTAAGCCAATGTAGACTAACTCCCCATTGTCCCCAAATATTCTTATCGTTATTAGTCCAAGTTCTAGTAGCTATTTCAATAATTGGTTTACTAGCTTTGATTTTAGATATTACTTGTTTAAGTAAGATTTCATTTTCTTCATCTACTTCTCCGTCATATATTATCTTACGGAAAGTATAAGCTATATGCTTTAATATATAATAGAAATCTGCCTTATTAGCAACATTTATATGACGACCAGTTTTAAAACTTAGTACATAAGCTACTAAGTCGAAACAATCACCAAAGAAAGAACCATTAAAATCACATGCTTTTAGCTTATGATTCTTATTAAAAGCAAAACCAAATGTTGGATGATTATCAACACGTAAAGGAGAACATATAAGAACATTGTTTTCAACACAATCATTAACTACTGATACAGGTATACCCATATACTTAGCCATAATCATTTCCTGACTAACCTTAGATAATATAAACTCTTTTGTTAAGTCTTGTCTTATTCCTCTACGCATAGTATAACTAGATAAAATAAGCCTAGCTTTACACTAGGCTTATAACATTATTAACGAAATATATTTGGATTACTTAGAATGGAAGTCCACCATTGTCTTCTGAATCAGGAGCAAATGCAGAACCTTCAGTTGGATTAAAAGTACCTGCCGCACCAAAGTTTGGCATACCACCCATATTAGGTTGAACAATCCCTGCACCCATTGCAATACCGCCAATACCTGGGGCAGCTGCAAGATTAGGAGCTTTCTTTTGTTTTGATTGAACACCGTCCATAGGAGCAATACGTTCTTTAGTAATATCAAACATAAGACTAGGTTCTTTAAAATGAGTAGCATCCAACATGAACTTCTCTTCAAAGATACCTTGTCCGACAATGTTCGGGAATACTAAGTCGCCTTCTTCTGAACCTTGACCGGAGAAAGCCCAATCACCTTTGTTCTTGTAGTAACGATTAAGTCTGAACCAAAACTGTCTTTGGTTGCCTACTTTATCAAGTAATGCAGACTTACCATTTTCACCACCCGTTTCAACAAGTTTAACTACATTGTCAAACAGAACTCCCCATGCCTTGATAACATCTTCTACTTCAACTGGTTCATACTGACCATTATCATCATAGTCAACATAACCAAGTTCAAGCATTTCAGATTCTTCGTCAGTCATTTCACGACCTTTGAATACAACTACATCAAGGAAGTGTTTTATCCAAGCAAAGTCCATATTAATAAACTTCTCTTTAGCACCGCCAGGAATATAGTCAACATTACTTTCATAAGCCCAGAATGTCTTACTAGCAACACGAACATCAGCAGGATTAGTATGAAGAGAAGTAGCTTCAATAACAAGCTGTGGAACAGCTTTTCCTGCAAATGCCGGACGCATATTGCTTTCTTCTTTCATAGTTACCCAAGCAACACGAGCATGAAGATGACCAACAAATAACCAAAGATTATTAATAGCATCTTTGTGAGAGAACTTCTTACGAGAAGTAGTTCTTGTCTCATTACTAATACCTCTACGACGCTTTTTAGGAGCAGTAGTTGCAGCACTATTAGCTGGTTGATTTACTACTGATTCATCTACTTTGGCAGTTCCTTCTTTTTGAGTACTCATAAAAATTGTTTTTATAAAGATTAATACTAGCAATAACAAGTTGTACAGGCTTGCTATTGTTTATTGCAAAGTTTCCAAATATAATAAATTTCAAAATTATAGCCAATAAAAAAAGAGCTAAATTCAATTAAGAATTTAGCTCTTTATAATCTAGCTTTTACTGGAAGAAGTCTTATTTAGCTGACTGACGAACAGAAGGTTCTTCATCAGATTGGAAGACAATCTTGTAAGCACTAACTTCAACAGTTTCTTTTTCGTCACCGATAACTCTACCAGTTTCAACAGCAACAGAGAAAGGTTCGTTAAGTTTAACCTCGAATACACGGTTGATTTTCTCTGCATCTTCACCGAGATTCTCTTTCAGTTCATTCCACATACTGGAATCAGAGAAAGTCAACGGCAAACCAACACCATTAAGATTGGAAGAAGTAGAAGTACGTGCACCAGAGTAAGCACGAGTAACAGGAGCATAATCATCAATAGTGATTTCTTCTACTGACTTGCCAAGTTCCTCTGCAATCTTCTCTTTGTTCAGTTCAAAAGCAGCAGCCTTTTGTTCAGCTGTCATACGAACACCAACAAGTTTAACTTTACCGTCTTTCTCGAACAAAGGTACACCTTTACAGATACCATATTCGCCAAAGGTTTGGATAAGTGCAGCACGAGCAGCTTCTGTACCAAATTCAACATTGTTAGCTTCACACCATGCAACAACTTCGGCATCACGTTCAGCAATAGCTGCATCAATATCAGCAACATTACTAATAAACTGAACTGTATCGCCAGGAACGAGACCCATGATACGAGTAACTGCACCTGTAAGACTAAACTTAGCTTTAGTGCTGTTAGCTGTCAATGTAGGTTCGTTACTAGATTGCATTACTCTCTTACCACTCTGTACTGCGGAAAATCCAAATTGAAGTCCCATAATTGTAAAATTTTAAATGATTAATAATTAATTATTAAAAGTGAGCATATAGCTCATTGTTAGCGTAAAGTTTTGTCTTATTTCGTATCTATTGATTAGCAATAGTTAGACTTCTATTACTATCAAATCTCTACAATATCAGCATCATCAATACTCATATTGTTCACTATCTTAGCTTCTGTTGTTTCCATACAACCAAGTATGACATCAGCCGCTATATCACGAGCTGCAAGCGTAAAAGCTCTATGACCGATAAGTGTTCTCATATACTTAGTATAAGTATCTTTACTAGCAAGTCCAGCAGTTACAGCATCGCTATAACTAAAATGACCAATACTAGTAATAACTCTATTATCTACTATACGAGTAAGTTTATATTCAGTAATATAATCACAAGGAACATTAGGTATTCGGAATATTGGAACTAATCCTTTCGCTGCAATATCTTTAGCTTGTTGTTGATTAGCTGCAACACCGAATTTATTATTCAACTGATATTCCTTGTAGATTGTACCGTTATAATCTTGATAATTTCTAACTGGATAAATACCAATTTCGTCATTATCAGAACTAGCATTAAATTCATCAGCTTCTCTCTTGCTTTTGAATCGCCTACAATAGTCAGGTATCTTACTATCTATATAAACATTATTACCGTCTGTATATTCATACAGAGCTATATAATCTTTTGTGCATTCCCATGTTATAGCTGCCTTCAATAATAATGCTTTGATTAAGTGAACGTCTAATGTAGTTTTACCATTAATAACTCCTAGATGTTCAATACAACTAGTAAACGGTAAACCTAACTCTTTAGCACGGCTATATATTGCAAGACCGTCTTGAATAGTCTTAATACCGCACTTATCACTAGACATTACTGATTTCAGATACAACTCTAACTTACTCCTATCATCGGGATTGTAAATGTCTAGAGTATTAAGAGCAGAAGCCATAATCATACTACTATTATTTGATTTTGCTTTTGGTTCTGTCTTAGCTAGAGTTCTTTCATTCTCTGTCTTTACTTCTTCCATTATTTCAAAGGTCGCTTATTGATTACTCTACAAAGATACTAATTTCTTTGTTAACTCCAAAGACTAGCATCAATTATTCTCCTATTATGAAATCAATTTCACTATCTTTAACTATTTCATAGTCTTTTCCTCCTTTCGTCTCTATTAACTTCTTCTCTTCGTTCGTACCTCGACAATATATCTTATATATAATGTTAGGTACAGAACTAAAAGATAGATTAGGTATTCGATATTTTAAGTCTCGTATGGAGCTACAAAGAGGTGACGTGAAAATTACAACGTCTACAACTCCTTTAAAGCTCGTATCAATAGAATTATTTGCCGACAATACTTTCATATAGTCGTCGTTAAACAGTTCCAAATTTCGCGTTCTTTGGGCTTGAGCTTTTATGATTACAGGCTGTCCGACTTTAGCTCCTGATTTATATACTTTAGGTTTTCCGTTTTTGTCATAAGCCTGTATTCCTTCCATATCGTTATGATAGTTTCCGCAATAATCATACTGTAATATACTTATTCCAGTTTGGAATATCTCACCATTAGTCATAATAGATTTTCCCTCATACTTTATATTAGCATTTAGATATTCTGTTACTTTACTGGCAAATACTCCATTCTTTGAAATAATTAGTATTCTCTTGCCTATATTTTCCTTAACTATATCAAGTATAGCATCTAGCTTAACAATATTATCAGTTATTATCTTAGTTCTTTCTCTGATAATATTATAAGTTTGATTAACTCTCTCAATTAAAGAACTAGGATTATATAGTTCGTCTATCTTACGACACATAGAATCAGTCATATCCATTTTAGCTGACCAACCATTACTTTCCGCTACTTGTAATCTACAAGTTTCAGCTGCAATATTTAGTCTAGGATTACCAGTACGACATTCTTCTAACTTATCAAAACTACCAAATATAGTAACACTTTCATTAATATATTGGCTACATCTATCATAATAGATTCTATCAGCATCAGTTAGGACAACACCCTTTTGGTACTCCTTTATGGGGGAATGAATAGAACGATTGATTAAGTGAGCATAATTAATTTCATATACTTTAGGCGCATACTTATACATAAGTACAGCATTATCAGCAACACTATCAATAGCATTAGTAGCAAGTAGTTTAAACTTAAAGTAATTACCACTATACTTCTCTGCAATCTTTCGGAACTTCTTAACATTAATAGTAATAAGAACATCTTTATGACTACTAGGACTAGGCTTATATGGAGAACGTTCTACATATTCACGAGTAAGTATAAGACATTTCTTATCGGTAATTAATTGTTTATGAATGTCCTTTAGTTCAGAAGTATTGTCAAGATAATAAGTAATGTTAGCTCTATCTTCCATTGTTTCTGTTATTATAAGAGACGTTAGATTAGGAGTTTTAGCTACCATTTTATCAAGCACCATTGTAACGAAATTCATTACGCTTAATGGTTCTGATAGAATAACACTACCCACACCTTTGTTATCAGACCATTTATTAGCTGCTTCATTATAAATATCAGTTACATCGTTCATAATATAAGTTGTTCTTTATAATTCTTAGGATAAACAAGAGCATAACTACGATTAAGAGGACTACGTAGAAGAATAATATCTGTATATTCAATAGTATTCCAACCAATATCTTCAACAAAAGATAAGATTAAACATTCTAATAGTATATTATAACCTACTACCATTCCTTTAAAACTATCATAGTCAACTTCCTTTCCTAGATTATTTATACATATCTTTTCTATATCCATATTCAAGTAATTTTTAATTCCTCTTTATAAGCATTAGGATGAATATAAGCATAACTAAAGTTACCGTTTTCATTTAGTATAATAATATTACTATCGTTTCCAATCAATTCGTAATTAGTAACAGGACTAAGAGAAACAATAAGATAATTAATTGCTATATTATAACCTATAACCTTAGCTTTGAAACCTTTATAATCAACTATTTTTCCTAAGTTATCTTTGCATATCTTTTCTATATCCATATCAGTCAAATAAAGTATTTCTCATTCCATAGTATTTCTTAACTAAACGTTTACCTTTACCTTTATTATTACGACTTTGCTCTATTGGTTCTATAATAGCCATAGCTTCATTATAATAATATAAGTAATTAACATTTAATTCAGATATATCAGTATCATCAACAGTATTACATATAGAAACACGTTGACCTGCACATAAAGAACTCTTTTTAACTTGTTCTTCACCATTATCATTCCAGCCCATACTCTCAACCTTCATGAGGGTTCCCCCCGTAGAGGAGATGTAAAACCTTGTATTCCTCTGCACCACATCTGTTCTTATCTTTCCGTCTACGACATGAGTAAACTCTAGTCTATACTTATGATTAACATTTTGAGTACGACAGAAATCAAGAATAGATTTAGCATTTCTAAGAGTTTCCATTACAGGAGTTCCATTAATAAAGTATTCAGTAACACATTTAGCTACAATAGGAGAATTATATCCTTTAGATAAATCCTCTAAGAACATCTTAGGATTCATTCTACCTTTGAACTTACTACTTCCACCACGTTTAACAGTAAGATAACTATTAACGCCTTCGGTTACATACTTTGTATAATATGTAAATTCTAGCTCTAACCCTAGATGTTTCTCCCACCAATGACAAATATCATCAGCAGTTTGTTCTAATTCTCTAGGAACAATAGTTACAATACCATCTGTATTAGCACTTATAACATGAATACCTGCAAGTTCAAGTTTCTCTATTAACATCAATAAAAATAACTGACCGTTAATAGTAACTTGATACATTGCTTTCTTGTCACATAAGAAAGACTTTTCACTTCCCATTTTACCAAATATACCAGCATTTGCTACAATCTTTAGACAAGCAGCAGCAGTAGCATGTTTATCTCTCTCCATAACATCAAGAGATTTATCTTTGGCTAAATGTTTATGTTCTAGTCGTTCATCAACAATAGTATCAGCTATACGAAACCATGCTTTAGGAATAAGGTGTTTCTGACATACTTTAAGACTACGTATCATATTAGGATAATAACTTGCAACATCTCTGTCAACAATAATACTATCAGAATTTTCAACATATACAGCTGGAATCTCATTTGAATGTAGACCTCCAGTTGCGATGGTATAGGACGTGCCCATAAAGGTAAATTCTCGGTCAAATTCGCCCTTTTCTCCCTTCAAGGTAAGGGAACGTATGCCTGACAAAATATCGTTCAATTCAGGGGTCGAAAATGCGATTTTATCTGACAAAATTTCGGAAACTACGATTTTCCTACGTATTGTCTTAGTATCAATAAAGGCTTTAGGATGCAGACCAGTAAACTTACTATATAGTTTAACAATAACTTTATCAGCTATTGTACTTCTACTAGCAGAATATACATCTACATTATATTCTTCACTAATACGATACCTTAAAAGAACTTCTTCCTGATTCATTCTGATTAGCTCGGCAACAATATAAACATCATTGTCATTATAATCAGCCATTTCTTGAAGATATTCTCTAGGTATGAATCGTTCAAATACATTACGATAATGGATATTAAGTTCTCTATCTGTCATTCCCTTAGCTTCGGGAAGTCTCTCGTGATAATAATGTCTATCTAAGTCACCAATAGGTGGCATAGTATACTCTTTTAGATTATACCATTTAATATTAATAGAAGTCTGTTTAAGACTTTTATGATAATGGTCTAGCCTAAATATTTGGAATAAATCCAAGTCTCGAAATGCCACGTTATTACGTAGTATAAGAGAAGTGAAGTTATCAGTCCAAAGAGTATCATTATTAGAATTACGAATAACTCTCTGTGATGTTTCATATAGAAATGTAATAAGTTTACTAGGTTTATCAAATTGATTATAATACATTAATAATGCACTTAACATTAAGCGGTCGTACTTACGATTATTATAACCGAAGTAATCTGCCTTCTGTATTAACCAATATAATAGATTAAATAAATCACTATCATCATCTTCATATAAAACAAAACGTTTCTTAGGTATTGTTTCTAAACGTTTCTTTATCTCTGCAACACTAAGTTTATCAATAATAGGAATAGCTTTTCCCTCATTATCAACACAATCAGAAAATGTTTTAAGATAACTACGTAAATCAACAAATACTACCGAGAAGTAATTTCTAGTTACTTCGACATCATAACACATAGAACTCATATACTTATACTTTTTATTTACCGTAACACAAATATAAACGATTTTTGCATCTACTACAAGCTGTATATAATCTACGAAGAGTATTATCTATATCTCCCCAAGGATTACCAGTACGCATATCAAATACAATATCATTTACATCTATATATACATCGGCATAAGTACTACCCTGTGCTTTATGACTAGTAAGAGCAAAACCGTAATCTAAATCACGACTAAACTTTATTTTACCAGTAGACCTATCTAATAAGTTGGCTAGTAACAAGTTTCTCTCTCTAAATTCATAGTATTCCTTCCAACGCTTACTTCTATTATATTTCTCTGCATTAATTGCATTTTGAATATAAGTTTCACCTAACTTATAATAAAGTATAACATTATTAAAATTAGAATGGTCTACTACAAATAAAGGTTTAGTTCTATTGCCACCATTAACTTGAATAAACGTAACATTAAATCCAAAGATTTCATCTTTATTAGTAAAATTCTTAATATCATGTATTATATAATCTTCAGAATTTACAATAATAGTATCTTTAAACTCATCAACAAAAGTATTATAAGACATTACTAAATCATTACGAGTTAGAATTGCTTTATCACTACCTTCAATGATATTTTTACGAATGAATTTATTCCATTCAGATACAGACTTATTAGTATAAGTTATTAGTCGACAAGTATCAACATCTCTAGTAAACTCTTCGTTATAAAATCCGTCTATTACAAGAGATTGAAACTCGTATGCACCACAAGTATAATATCCTTTAGTTTGAGTTGAATCAAAAGCATATCTATTTTTATTGATATATTCTAGGAATTTCCAACTCCTATTATCAATATCTTTTCTTAGTATCTTTAATAACTCACTAACAGGATTATCTTCTTCTTGTCTAACAATCTGTCTAAGAGTATAAAACTTAACATTATCAAAACAACGTGAACGAGACTCTTTAACAGGTGGTAATTGGTAATTATCACCCATATAAATAAGCATACATTCAAACTGTTCACATTCTCTTTCTATAAGAGTTTTAAGATTAATACCAATCATAGACGCTTCATCAACAATATATAACTTATATTGTTTAATCTTCTTTTCAGCCAAAGGGTCAAAAGGAGGATTATTAACATCAAAATCAGTAACATCAGTATTAAGTCTTAAACCTAAATCACTAGCCACAGTAGACGTAGAATATCCAGTAGATGCACGAAGTACACGAGCTGCCTTATGAGTAGGGGCTGCAAGACCAACAACAGATTTAGACAAACCACATCGTCTAATTACTTCACGTATCATATAAGTTTTACCCGTACCAGCAGCACCAATAAGTGCACGCTTATAATCACCTGCAACATAACCTCTTTCTATAAAGGCAACAAGATTTTCATAAGCAATCTTTTGGTCACGAGTAAAACTACTCAAGACTTTATCGTCTTTCTTAGCATCATCAAACTTTTCAAAATTCATTGCATTTTAGTAAGAATCTATTAATATTATCACGACATTTAAGTATATAACCTTTAACAGGTAATCCTATCTTAAATGGAATATAACAACTAGGCATAACACAATAAGCATCAGTACATCTAACAATCTTAGTAGGTCTACCATGACTATCTAGTGCACGAGTATATATTGTCTTAAAACCTTTACATGAGTACGAACGTTCAGATAACATAATAAGTTCATCACTATCTTTAGGTTTAAACTTATACATGTTATCATGTAGAACAATAGTTCCAGTAACAATCTGCATTATTACTTTCTCACGAGGAATTTTCTGTTCCTCATTTACCGCTGATAGTTTGAAACTTAATCCCATAATATTAAGGTTTGACTATTTGATTAGGAGAATACTGTCTATAATATGGACCTCTACGAGGAAATATCTTATACTTATCAGTATTCATAGTTCTAGGTAATGGAGTAATTTCACAACATCTATCACTATGAACATCTACGATAATACAATGATAAGAATCAGTACCCATATCATGAGAAATAACAGCTTTAAGTCCTTCAAAATATACATCAAAAGTACTATCAGGATTAACACATTGTTTTAAATCTACAACCATATTAATTAGCTTTAGTTTTATATATTTCGTATAACTTACTAAATTCATCAGAGGGCATACAAACAATAGGAACATTAGTATGCATTTGTTCTTTAGGAACAATACAGTTTCTTGCAGTAACTATTCTATCATCTTCAACAAACATTGTTTCAAGAACTAGACAATTACCAGCATTTAATATTTCCTTACACTTAGGACAGATATAAATAGTATCCGTACCAAACACAAGAAGCTCATCGCCACAAACTAGACATTTGCCAGTCGTGACAATGAGCTTACCATTATCTTGTTTAAACTCGTTTAGCTTGGACATAACTAGGAATACGTCTCCTTTCTTCCATTTTAACGAGTTTAACACTAGTACTTTCAAGTACATTAAGAGTAAAAGCTACTAACTTATAGCTTCTCTCATGTTTTCCGAATTTAATTCTTTTCTTAATCATTACGTTTAGTATTAATTATTATTAATAGGAGCATCTGACCGCTCCGCTTCGCTACGCTTATTCCCCCGTAAAGGAGTTGTGAGTTGTTTAACCTTTTGCTTAATTTCATCTATAATAACTTTATTCTTATCAATACTATCATTACTATAAAGATTGTAACTATATACTCTAGTAATGTTTCTATTACTATTAAGAACAAATAGATACATACTAATATAAGAAGTATTGTTAAGATTACAATTAGTATAAAGGTCACAAGAAAGTTCAGTACTATACAACAGACTAAGCTGTATTTTCTGTAACTTTCTAAACAATTTAGTAAATTCTTTCTTATTCATGTCGGTATATTAGTTTTAATTAATAATCATAGAAAAAGGAGCAGACGCTTCTGCTCCAAGCTAAATAATTAATATTTATAAAAGTCCTAATTCTATCTCACGACAGTAATTTAAATTAGGGGTAAAAATTAGATTAAGTTCTGTTCTATCTCACGACAGTAATTAATAAACTTGTATTAAACACAAATACTATGTATTTATAGCTGACATTTTACGAAGAGGATTTCCCTTACTTCAACCATTTGGTTAATGTTTCAACTTAGATTAGTCATCATCAGAGCTATCAGAATAAGTAATAGCACGATTCTCACGAACAGTACTATTCAATTAATAATTCCATAAAACCAATAGCTATAATTCTCACGAACAATAGTTATTATACTACAATACGACAAAATTTTAGTTTAACTAAAACAGACAAACAAAATATCAATCTTTATATATCTTACGATAATCTACAAAATAATATTTAGGATTAGTTATAATAAAGTTTTCAACAATATCCGCTGCTTCATTAGGATTATTTCCTTTATAAATATTAATAGGATTTTTTCCTGTAAAAGCATTTCTAAATCTATTATATTTATCAAGAAAAACTAAATTATCATCAGAAGAATAAAATACAGTATATACATTATTTTCTTTCTCGTGATACTTCTTACAAAGATTATCATAACCTTCCATTGTTTTATTACGAAGTTCTTCCATATATTTGACGTAATTAGTCATTATATCATCCCATTGTTCAATAGCTTTAATTTTATCTTCAATAGGATAATCTGCTTCAAGAATATCATTAAGAAGCTCATTTAATCCTTTGACATTAATAGATTCTATATCTTCTTTAATTTTATTATTATATTCTCCGGAAATAAAACTTCTACGATAATCTTCTTTAATTTTATCAATAGCTTTGGAATCAGAACACATAGCGGCAGCAATAATAGCTTCAATAATTTCTTTCATTATAATAAGTTTTTATAAGTTAGACAATAAAAAACTCTACTAATATTACTCTAGTCTCACGACCTGAATAATCTTAATAGAGTGGAAACCGACATTTATTTAACCCTTTTGTCAGATATTAATTAAATAGAGTACGTATCGGCATTATACTAAACGTAAAATAATAACTGCAACAGCTCCTAGAGCAATAAGAGAAGCAATAATAAAACCAACAGTATTATACTGTCTTTTAGCTTTAAGCTCTTCGTAATCTTTATTAGCTTTATCTAACTTAGATTCAAGAAATTTAATGCCGTCTTTAAGAGCTTTATTATTAGCTTCCAATTGATTATTAGCAGCACTTAATTTAGAAGACATACTACGAAGAGCTTTATCTTCATTACAAATATTCTCATACATAGCCTTATAATGATTAAGACCAGCATCAGACTTTTCATTAGATTTACGTAGACGAATAACTTCTGTCTTTAACTCATTGATAGTAGGACGTTTCTTACTAAGAACATCGACTTCTTTCTTTTCATTCATAACTATTAGTATTTAATTAATCTTCAATATGAGTTATATCTAAGTCGAGGTCTATGTTATCCTCGCTTAGAGTATTTCCAGTATTCCAATTATTAGCCATTTCACAGTCGAGATAGTCTATATCAGCTACCAAACCACAAATAGGAAATTCTACACCTTCGTCATACATAATTTTAAATTTTGTAATACGGATGCAAGTATAGCAATAAATAATGGAAATACCAAACAATAATGATAATATTTAATGAGTATTGCTATAAGTTATATCATCTTTGAATTTATCCATTATATCATAAACTGATATATTAGAACAATTCAATAGAGTATTAATAGTATAGCAGTACGTTGGTCTTTACAAGTAATATTAAAATTATCATAATTGAACTTACGAACAACACTAGGACTAGCTTTATGAATATAATAAATATCCATAGCAGAGACATTGAAGTCTACAATATCATTTTCATATTTATCTAATACGTCTTTAAGAGATATGTAATATCTACAATCACCAATAGCTCTAGCAGCACTAGCAGTATCTTTAAATCGAATAAAGAAACTGGAATCAATAGAATTACGAATAGTTAGCCATTCAAAATCTAGCTCGTATTCTTTATATGGTTGAACATAAAGTCTCATATCATAAAGAGCTTGTCTAAAAACTCTTAAAGCATGAGTTCTTTCAGCTAGTTGAGAAGTCTTTTCTTCTAATCGTTTATTGAGCTTATCAATATCTTCTTTAGCACAGCTTAATTGAGTATTGAGTTCCTCATTAACTTTAACAGTAGCATTAAGAGTATCTTCGATATTCTCTAACTTAATAAGACTATTAGTTTTCTCTTCAATAATCTTATTTAATTGAGCAATACGTTCTCCACGAAGATTAAGTTCATTATTAAGACCATTAATTTGATTACGTAATTCAGTAATTCTATTATCACTATTAACAAGTTGATTTTCAAGAAACTTAATACGTTCAGTTAACTCATTATTATCAGATTTAAGAGATTCAATCTCATCACAATCTTTAATAGTATAAGTATTACCAAAATCAGCAAGTTCAAAAATAGAAGCAAGTGATTGAAAATCTAAATCAATTATACAACCACTTTCTTCAACAATAAAAACTCCATTAGTATGAGATACAAGAGTTAGATGCTTTTTATCAATTACAATAGCTTTCATAAATACATGTATTAATTATTAAGAATTTAATTTTAAAAGTAATGAATCTATATCATAATAATATAGTACGATATAGTAAACGAATAAAGCTAATAACTATTATATAAGTTATTATAGTTTGAACTAAAGAACGGACGATAAAAACCTTCTTATAAGAAAGGTAATTAAACATCAAATACAACAAACATATAACTATTCCAATTAAAGATAGAAATATGTGGAATTGATAAGTAGTCATATACTAGAAAGATTAGATATTGCAACACAGATAATAACTGTTGCCATAACAGCTATAATAGATATTGTCATAGACAAAGTATTAGACTTCTTATCAATGAGATAGTTATTCAATAAGAGAGTAGTAATAACAAATAGTAATACAGTTATCATAAAGAGATAAATATCGGTATTCATAATGATATAAGTTAAATGGTAAATAAAAGGTGAAGATGTAACAGCAATCACGCTCCTTTATGGGGGAGAAAAGCGAGCTTTGCGAGCGGGACTAAACCAGCTAAGTAACAAACCAAATAGTAATCTAGATAATAATAGTAATACATATCTATACATATTTATACATATTACTATACTTATTCTATTATTCAATCTATTGGTAATAATACTATCCAGTATATTATATAGCCTTATATTCAATCTATTGGTATTCTCGTTATCAGGTGTTATATATAGTATTAATATACTAGTGAACTATTCTGTAAGAATAGGAACTAGACCTCATACAATACAACCAAGATATAATACTAATAGCATATAGTGAGATTGGCAATAGTAAGATTAGATTAAAACCTAATAGTAATAGTAATAACATGTGATAGTACAATAGTATATAATATAGTAACAACAGCGATAGTAACAACAGCGATAGAGTATCGGAAATATAGTATCGGAAACATGGCGATAACAGTACAATCGAATAAATTTGATTTATACTCTATATGGATTTTGAATTAGCTTTAGGGTCAACATTAAGAGGTTTAGTTGAGTAAGTATGAGGAGTTGTATTGAGTTAAGGGAATGTAGTTTCGCTATCATCTCTATATCTTACTATTCATACTACTATTGATGCTATTGTTATTAGTAATAGTCTTCTTCCTATTGATGTTGATAATACTATTCATACTATTCATACTACTGTTGTTAATAATACTGTTGTTGATACTATTGTTGTTGATACTATTGTTGTTATTGTATGAGCTTCTTCCTATTGTCTGCGACAATAGTCATCGACCTTGCGGACGGTCTTTTCGACCCCTATATATATATATATATTATAATTATATACTACGTATATAATATATATATATATATAATATAGACGTATCTGATTTTGTATCAGATTTTCTAACTCTACCAGTAGTCCATTACTCTTGGCTAACGTGGAGCTGCTGCGACCCTTAGAGTTTTGATGTTGTTTTGCAAGGGTTTTAGCTTATCAGTTGGTTAGCTTCGCTTATCAGTTGTAGCATTTCGCTTATCAGGTGACTAGGGTTGTTCCCAATCCCAGTTAGCGAACACAAGTCGAGAGTATTGTCGAACACGTGCCGAATGGTGTATTCTTAGTTTAGTAGGAGAGGTTTCCCTCTCCTACGTAACTGGTTAAGCTGCACCCTCTGCATCAGGTTGGTATTTAGCCAACATGTCTGCCACGAGCATTTCGTCCGCAAGGGACAACGTACGCATACTAAGTTCGTACGGGAAATACTCGTAACGGTCGTGTTCATTAACACGTTCTTCACGAGACATTTTAGCAGCATACGGATTAACGAATACTTCACCTTGCGCAAGCACGTGTCCAAGCACACTAATACGTGCCTTCTTGAAGATAACGTGCAACACTGACAACGGAGCTGTCATAACAGCATTGGCAAGCATTGGCTCACCCTGACCTTTGAGAATAGCTGCAAGCTGAATACGAGTAGTAAATATATTACGAGTCGTAGACTCGACATAAGTACCACTAGCAGCATCTTTAACAAACTGTGGAATGTTGCGATTAACAACCACAGTAAGTGCACCTGCATAACGACTGCTATTATCAATGATATTAGTAATCATTAAGCTGTCGTGATTCTCAAAATCAGGACGGTCAAGCAAGAGACGAGTAATATCGTCTGCTTCCTGTCCATGATACTCGGATAGGTCAACTATACGAGCGTCAGCAGCTTCATCAGCAGTAGCATCGGTAGCAACTGTTTCAGCGTTAGCACTTGCTGCATCAGCAGCTTCTTTTGCAGCTTTTGCAGCTGCTTCGGCTGCCTTTCTAGCAGCATCATTAACTCTTGTTCCCATAATAAAACGAATTAAATGTTATAAATCAGTCGGCAACTGTTCAACCAATATGCATCCCGACTACACACACAATGGCAATATGTTTAAAGTCATTTGGTTTGATAGTAACTGCAATATGTTTAAAGTCATTTGGTTTGATTAAGCCAATAGTTCTTTAACAACATCGTTAGCATCTAGTATAAGTACTAACACTACTAATAGTATTAGAAAGCTATTCACATGGTTATCATACAAGTTAATGTAACTTAGATGTATGAATACTGGCACACCTAGCATACTTAATGCTAAGTGTACCACTTTTAGTTTATCACTAATATTCATACGTATCTAGTGTAATAACGTGAACAAAACTTGTCGTAGGTTTCACCTGCACGACCATACTTTCTCCAATCCCGCTTCTGTCTTCTAATAGCAGATAGATAAGTAGCAGTAGTCATAGCCACTGCTACTAGCAATAATACCAAGAACACCATTACTCTTTAACAATGATAGGTTTATTAGATTCAATCTTACCAATCTGTTCTTTGAACAGTTCTTCAAGAGCAACGTAACACTCTTTGCTGATTCTATAACTGGAACCATTGTTACAAGCAACAACAACATTAGAGGTAATACTATCACTGTTAGGTATAACAACAGTTGTATTACTACCAATAATGGTAGTATTTGCATCATTAGTAATCTTCATAATCTTTATAATTTTAGTAATTAATAATCAATAGCAATATGTTTAAGGTCATTTGGTCTTGACGGGGGTATTGGAATTGGTTTAGTAAGGGGAGGGGTGTGTGGTAGGAGCTTCACCTCGATAAAAATATACTCACTAAAAAATATTTTTCTCCTAGGAATAGCACTTACAATTCTCCTAAGCTCATTATTAATAGTTCTAATACTAATAATATTTATAATAGACTTTTAAGTCTGATAGTTCCTATTATAGTTTTGAATTCATAAATAGAAATCCTAAGTTCATTACTAATAGAATTTATATCATTTCCTATAAGTCCTTTAAGAACAATATTATATATAAGTTCTAAGTTCATTATTAATAGACCTAATATTAGTATTTCTTCTAAGTCCTTTAAGTCTAATTCTTCTATTATATATTGTCTATTGTTGTTAGTAGTCCAAAGTCTATCTTCGATATACTTAGTCCTATTAGTCTAGTTAAGTCTTACTATTGTATTTAAGTCCTTAATTAGACTTATCTATATTATATGGTATTAATTGTATTATCAGGTCTTATTGTGTAAGCCCTTTTTCCTATTCTGTCGAATAGTTTGAAGATTTAGCAACAGAGTTGTAAAAATAGAATGGTAAGAATTAGTTGATATTTTAGCTTAGTATTAGGATTGCTAGGTTGTATATAATTGTAAACTAGTGTGAATGAAAGTGAAATTATACGGAGAATACAATTCTAAAGGTTTTTTAACTAGTTAGATATTGATGATATAGATATTATTCGTATACTTGTGCTATTAATGACTGACGGTTATATTACAGTCAGTAATGTTAGTCAACTTAATTAATGGTATTAATAATCTAATTAAAGTAATTATGCTACACTTAGAGAACAAAACTAAAGGAGAGACTTTCCTAGTTCCTCAACACATGGCAGAAATTGATTTCCAATATGTTTCTGAAAGAGTTAAGAATATTATTCCTTTCAAGCATTTTGGTATTGTTGCTATTATTCAGACTGCTAAACTTCGTGAAATTATTAATCCTGACTTAAAAGGCACTGGTAATACTCGGTTTATATTAGTTAAAGCTAATTATAGTGATGATGTTAAAGAAGGAGATAGAGCTTTGCTCAATCGTTTCTTATATGTTGCTCCTTCTGATGTATTTACTGGTATAGATTGCAATCCTCGTAGTAATGAACTTACTCCTTATAATCTTGCTGAATTTATTCGTAGTGACCAAGACTTAAATATAAGTATTGCTCGTGGTGAGATATTCCGTAAGGTTAGTACTGGTTCTGTTATTAGTTTACTTGGTAATGAGGTAAGTCCTGCGACTATTGAAAAGAAAGGTGACAATGGTAAATTGATTACTACTATTGCTGAAACAGTAGTTTGTGTTGGTTATAAGATTGTTCGTCTTTCTGATATTCAAGGACAGAATACTATTGAAGGTCTTATTCCTAATGGTAAACCTCAAAAGTTTATTGTTGCTACAAACTTATTACAAATATAATAGATGCCGTCTATTGATTTAAAAGAGAAGAGAGAGTTGATGCTTGATAGAGCTGATATTATTGCTCTATTAGGTGTCACTCCCCAAGATGCTCTTATTATTAATGATATTGTTGATGATATTGAAAGTCAAGTAGTCAATAGAATTAAGACTATGGGGAGAGTTACAATTCCTCGTATCGGTTCATTCTTTCCGAATGAAGGTAAACTTGATGCAATGGAGCATCATGCTTTAATGAAAGAGAAAAGGCAAGAGCTTACTCCCGAAGAATACAAAGAGTTTAGAAGAGGTCTTATATTGTCTAGAGTTGTTCAACGTCGTAGATTTAAAAGTAGAACTACTATAATATCTCGTACAATTAGACTTAATAAAGTTCTAGCTGGACGAAAACTTAGACAATTTGGTAGAGATGAACGTGGTTATAAACTATATATGTATTTCTTTAGTAAGATGAAACCAGTTAATGATTCTGATTACTATATTAATCTATTAAATAGAGAAGGTTATGATTGCGAAGATTTCCCCATTGGATTTAAGTGGTATGATTAGTGTTAATGAGCAAGGTTATCCCTATGCTCCTAACGTTTATCAGATACAGGATAAAGATGTAAGAGAATTATATCTTCGTGATAATAGTGAGGATAAACTTCGGTATATTAAAGAAGCCGGAGTTATCTTTTATGTAGCCGACCCTAAATCTCCACCTAATCAAATGGGATATAGTCGTTCTGAAGCATTAGCTTCTGCAAAGACTAATTATGGTCTTCCTGCTGATTGGAATCCTGATGCTCTTATTCTTCGTCTTATTGATAGATACCATGAGGATAAAATGGGTGTTGCAGGAGAAGCTCTTGAAAGTATTCTTAGAGCTGTTCATAATAGTTCTCGTGCAGCAAATATTATTAGTGAACAACTTACTAATAAACTTAACTCTGGTTTACAAGCCGAAGATGCTTTACCAGTTATTGACTTAGTAACAAAACTAAATGGTATTATTAATATCATTCCTAATCAAATTAAGGCTTTAGGTGAAGCTAAACAAGCTGCTGCTCTTGAAATAGAGCAAAAGAAAGCTAGAGGTGGTAAGGTTGTTACTATGTCTATGTCTGCAAAAGATGCTAGTGATTTGGAAGCTCAAGTAGAGGCTCAAAAGAGAGAGCTAGGATTAGTAAGTGATACAATTATCAACGCTCCTTTACGGGGGAAATACGAGAGTACAAAATGATACCTGTAAAATCTGAATATAAACAAACGAAGTTATACTTTGATGAACCTACTCATAAGTATACAGATAATTGTGGTAATTCTTATATTAGTGCTACTACAATTATTCATTCTTATGTTCCTAAGTTCGATTCTAATTATTGGGCTAAATATAAAGCTAAAGAAGAAAATACTTCTATTAAAGATATAAAGAATCAATGGGATAAGATAAGAGACAAGGCTTGTGATATGGGTAATGTTTATCATAACAGCTTTGAAGAAGGTATTCGTCAAAATAGTAAGTTCTTTAATGCTATTAAATATCTTAATAAGCAAGAGAGTAAACAAATGGTTACTGTTGCTGATTTAGATGTTGTTGATAGTCATACTAAACTTCTTGATGTTGATGCTTTTATTGACCATACCGAAAACAAATACCCAGAAATATATAAAGTATTTAAGTTCTATACTGAAAGAGATTATAAGATTTATTCAGAGATAGGAGCTTTTCTTCCGAAGTATTTAGTTAGTGGTACTATTGATATATTGCCTATAAGAGAGGACGGATTCGTTATACTAGATTGGAAAACTAATCGTACTGGTCTTAGATTTCAGGCAGGTTATTATAAGAAAGATAAGAGTGTTAGACCTGTTCAAGAAACAGATGAATGGGTACATAAACCTGAAGATGTTCTTCTTCCACCTTTTGGTGGTCTTCCTAATTGTAATGGAACTACATATAGTTTACAATTAAACTTATATGCTAAAATGGTTCATCTTATTACTGGTTTACCATGTAAAGGTTTAGCTCTTTGTCATATTGAAGTTCCATTTATACTTAACCAATATGGTAGACCTCAAAGATTTAAAGACGGTTTTCATATTGATGAAAGTAAAACAGAAACAGCTAAGTGGTATAAAATATCTAGGCTAGAACCTGAAATAGATACTATGCTTAATATTCGTTATCAAACTGTTAATGGAAGTCAGAAACAACAAATGAATTTATTTGTGTAATAATTAAAGTTATGAATAAATATAATATTAAGTTAATAGATAAATGTCGAACAGTTGATTGGCGAAAGACATTAGAAAGTAGAGGATATGTTTATTTCTCTACTGGAAAGTATAATCTTAATCTTATTGGAGTTCGTGCTAAAGAACGCGATAATAATGAGTTTAATGATGCTTTTATAATTGATTATTGGACAGGTAATGGTAGAAGATATACTCCTGTTTATCCTTGTACTACTGACCCAGGATTTAAAAGTCTTGAAAAACCTGTTAATATTAAAGGTTGTGCAATTCTAGTTCCTGGTCAATATCGTGGTTGTTTTAAGAAAGGTTATCATAAAGGACAGTATGCTGCTCTAGTTCAGCATAAACCTGTTAAAGTATTCCGTGATGCTAACAAGGATTTTTATATGGATTGTGATGAATCTTCTATTGAGGAAGGTATGTTTGGAATTAATATTCATAAGGCAGGTGAAGCTAGTGTTGTTGTTGACGGTTGGTCGGCAGGTTGTCAGGTTCTAGCAAGAGGTACTGATTTTAGAGAACTTATGAATATAGTTGAATTATCCATTCCTATTTGGGGAAGTATATTTACTTATACACTATTAGAAGAAAAGGATTTGATAATATGAAACTAAAGAGCATTGGAATAGGACTATTAGTAGTAGTTATACTATTTATTGGAATTAGAGTATTCACCCATTTTGTTTCAAATAAGGAATATGTAGAAGTCCCACTTATCGTTCCTGATACTATATATCAGGAAATAGAAACAAAGAGAGATAGTTTACAACTAGTAATAGATTCTATTCTCAATGCTCTTAATAATACTAATCAGTATGAGAAAGAATTTAATAAAGCGATTAGTGATACTGATAGTATTGCTATCCTCGAACGCTTCATATATCTTGTGTCAAAACCAGTCAGAGTTAAGAATCAAGAGACTAGAGACGAAGGTAGATAGTTTACAGCAATCACGCTCCTTTATGGGGGATAGCGGAGCGAAGCGGAGCTTAGATAAAGAAGTATTAAGAATAGCCAATGCTAAGTTAATACTTTCAGAAGAGTACAAAAACCAATACGAATCCTACAAGAAGTTATATGAATTAAAAGTTCAAGATAGCTACTTGCAGGATTCTGTTATATCTAAGCAACGTGAAGAAATAAGAAGGATAACGTTAATAGGTAATGAAGCTATTACCAATCTTAATAAGGAGTATAAGAAGTCTAAGAGATATAAAAAACAACGTAATGGATTTATAGCTAGTACAAGTGTGCTAGCTATTCTTGTTGTCGTATTATTAAAATAACTATATAGATTATGCAATTGTCTGAATATCCATTTTTCATGTATTACATGGAAGAAGATAAAGGAAAGAAGTATAAACATGCTAAAGACTGTGGATATAAAGACCCATTTGACCATTTCTTAATAGGAGAAAGCGGAGGATTCTTAATGAATATTGACCCAAATAAGAGATTTGTTAATACAGAGCTTCTTCGTCCTGCTGCTATTGCTTATGAGAAAGATGGGGTTTATACTAAGTTTGCAGTAGATAGTATGCCTTATACTAACTTTCGTAAACAAGAAACTCTTCGTAGACTTGTAGGTTTTAAAGCTCCTTGTCTTATGGATACTAGAACTGGTGAGATAAAAGAGGTTTATATTACTGGTGAACATTATAACTTTATTAATTATGGACGTATTCTTAAACTAGATACTAAAACACTTCGTGTTGAAGAAGGTAAAGTTACTGGACGTAAGATAAGAGGATTTCCACGATTCATAGATTGTCAATGGTGGTACTTCTTGATTAAACAGTTCTGTCGAGATAATGGTTTATTCCTTATAAATGATAAAACTCGTCGTGGTGGATTTAGTTATATGGAAGCTATTGGTTCTGCAAATTTTATTAATCTTACTCCTAATCGTGCTGTTATTCATGCAGCCAGTGATAACAAGTTCTTAGTTCAGTCTGGTGGTTTATCAGACTTTATGAAGAAACAGATTATCTTCTATGAATCTAATACACCATTTGTAAGAGGTATAGCTAAGATTGATGCTAGTGATTTTATATTAGGTTATAAAGACCCTAGTACAGCAATTATTGATGATAACAGTTGGAATAGTGCTTGTATATCTGTATCTACTAAGAATAATCCTTCTGCCGCTGTTGGTAAAGATGCCGGAGAAATTAAGTGTGAGGAAATGTCAGAGTTTGAAAACTTTGATGATTTTATGGATGTTACTGAACCTACACTAAAGACAGGTTCTGTTACTACTGGTTTTCTTAATGCTTGGGGTACTGCTGGTAAAGCTAATGCTGGTTGGGTTACATTTGAACAGAACTTCTATGACCCTAGAGGTAGAAACTTTATGGCATTTGAAAATGTATGGGATAAAGATAGTAGACCGGAAGTATGTGGTTATTTTAAACCTTATTGTTGGGGACTTGAAGGTTATAAGATTGGTGATGATAATCAGATTGCTACTCTTACATCTCTTGATGATGACGGTAATTCTGATATAGCTTTAGGTTTTCAGATAGCCGAAGAAGAACGTGCTATTGAAAAAGCTAAAAGTAAATCATTTGCTAAGTTTATTAGTTATTGTGGACAATATGCTAATATGCCTAGTGAATCATTTAGTTCTGTAAGTGAGAATATATTTAGTAGTGAGATACTAGATGAATGGGAACAAGAGCTAAAGATGTCTAATAAGTATAATTTCTATATAGACGGTAAGTTTGTAGAATATGATTCTGATAACTTTGAGTTTATTCCTAATGAACGTATTGCTGCAACTGGCGGTGTATATAGAAAAGATTTCTTTGATTATATTAAGAATGTTCCTCGTCATTCTAATGAAGACCCCGAAGGTTGTATTCGTAAATGGTTTAATCCTATTAAAGTTGAATATATAGATAAGAAAACTGGTCAGTTAACTAAAGGTACTCCTCCAGGGATATATAGTATTAGTTATGACCCTGTTGGTATTGATAAAGACAAGAAAGAGCTTACTAACAAACATTCTCATAATAGTATTAAAGTATGGATGAATCCCTGTATATATAATGGTTATCGTCCTAGACTATGTGCTGTGTATTATGGTCGTCCTGATGAACTAGAAAAGGCAGACAGAATATGTTATTACTTTGCAGTTACTTATAATTGTCTTGGTACAACTAATGTTGAAATCAATCGTGGTGAAACAGTAAGTAATTTTAAGAAGTGGAAAGCTGTTAAGTATCTAGGTTATCATCCTGTTCATCTTTGGGACACTAATATTAATAGTAAGAAGGTTAATACTATTGGTTATGATATTAGTAGTGAGACAGTGAAACTTGACGGTCTGCGTATGTTGAAGGAAATGTTGTATTCCCCCATAGGGAAGTTTGAAGACGGACGTGACATGCTTGTTCTTCATACTATATATGATTATCAGTCGGTACTAGAGTTAAAGAAATGGTCTAATACTGGTAACTTTGACCGTGTATCAGAAATGATTGTTAGAGGTATTGAATGGGCAGCTAACGATAAGTTTGCTAAAAAGCAACTTGAACATAGACAAAGAGTTCAAACAGAAAAAGAAAATTTTTGGAATCGTAAACGTTATTAATTATGAGTTGGTTAACAGAAAGTAACAGGTTAAAACATTTCCTCTATGCAATTCCATGTGGATTGCTAGGAATAATGTTAGTAGTAGGTCTTGCCGTAGGCATGGAGTTTAAAGATAAAATGTACGGGAACAAGTTTGATTTCTTGGATATTTTAGCTACATTGCTTGGTGGAATGATAGGATTCGTGTTAATGCTTATTATAGTAATAGCTACGGGTGCTATTGATTGGTACATTAATATACTTATTAAACTAAGCGAATTATTATGATTGATGCAAAGCTAAATGTTAGACTTGGGGATATGCCTAAACAGCGTATCCCTAATTCTGAAAAGGATGAGTATTGGGCAGGCAGAACAATAGATTATTGTATTGCTGCCGGACTAGCTTGTAATGATAGAACTAAGACTGAACAACTTCTTGAAATACTTCATGGAGAAATGCCTGACGAGTTTTATCGTAAGACACTTAATCCTTACAATGCTACTAAGGAGAACTTTAAGAGATTTCCAGCAACTCTAAGAAATCTTGATATTATTAATGATGTAGTTCGTCGTTATTTATCAGAATATGTTAAGTCTCAACATGAATTTATTGTTGGTGCTAATAATCCTGAAATTATTATGGCTCGCGATGCAGCTATTCGGGAAGATATAGTTAAGAGAGCTATGATAGCGTTTCAACAAGAAGTTCAAAAGAGAGTACAACAGCAACAAGCTGAAAATGCTCAATTAGAAGCTCAAGGGCAACCAATACAAGATGTTGACCCAGCACAACTTGCAGGTGATGCAGAAGAGTTTGAAAAGAATTTTATTGATAATTATATAGATGAGATAAGTGCACAAGCACAACAACTATTAGAAGTTATTGATGATGTTCTTAACAATGAGACAATAATTCCGGTTGAGTATTTCAACTATATCACTACGGGGGAAGTTTATAGTTTCCATACTGTTCGTGGTAAGAAACTAATTAAAGAATATGTTCCTACTACTGATATGTATCCTGTTCCTAATGGAGAACAAATGGTATCTAAATATGATATTGTAGCTCGTAGAATGTTAATGAGTTACAATCAGGTAATAGACCAATTCTCTGATGAATTAACAGAGGAACAACTAGAATTTATAACTAAGTATTATAATCCTAGTACTGTTGGAGCTACTCGTACTCTTAGTCTTAATTCTTATACTTATTATTTTCCTGAAAAGTGTAAGAACTATAAAGAAGATACTGGTGAGATATTTCCGTCAGAAGGTTATGATTTAAGATTAAAGAACGGAGAATTGTTAGAAGTATGGCATGTTAATTGGAGAGGATATGCCCAAGTTAAGATACTAAAGTATATTAACGAAGTAGGTTTAGTTGATGAAATGATTGTTCCTGATGACTTTGAGTTTAATCCTGAACTAGGTCATATTGAAATATCTGTTGTATATAAACCACAGATATATGAAGGCTATCGTATTGGAGGACAGCGTTTCGGTATATATCCAGGTGGTGCTAAACCTATTCCTTTCCAAATAGACGATGATGCTAGATTGCAATATTGTGGACTTCAAGAAGTTCTTCCTCAAATGGGAAAGTTCTCTATTGTAGAAATACTTACTCCTTTCCAAATACTGATTAATATATTCTCTTATCATAGAGAAATGATGATAGCTAAGAATAAGATGTTTATTCTTGTTGCAGCTAAGTCGCTATTTGGAGAAGATGCAGAAGAAGCTATATATAATATAGCTGCTGAAGGTATATTTCCATACGATGATGCAGAAGATATTAATAGCACTAAAGCGCAATCTATTAAAATGCTCGATGCTAATATCTCTGGTTATATTACTGAAATATCTAATCTTATTGAATCTATTAAAGCCAGTGCACGTGAAATGGTAGATATGACACCACAACGTTATGGACAAATAGCTACTAGTGCTGGTAAAGGTACTACGGAAGAAGCAATTATTCGTGGTTCAATGGGAACTGTTATTATCAATTATATGTTTGATAAGTTCCGTGAAGATGAATATATCGTAGACTTAAATAATTCTAAGCTAGCTTGGATTGACGGATTAGATACTTCCTATTATGACAAGTCAGATAGAAAGCAATATATTTCTCTTAATGTAGAGAATCATACTCTTGGACAATATGTAGTTAAAGCTAAGAACTCTGATAGAGAAACAGAGAAGTTCGAGCAACTCAAAGAGTGGGCTTTCAATGCTAGTCAGAATGGAGATTTAATGTCAGCTGTTGCAGCTATTACTTCCGGTAATATATCCAGTCTTAAACTAGCTATTAATCGTTATCAAGAGATTCGTCAGAAAAACGAAGAATCTCTTCGTCAACTAGACCAACAGTTAGAAGATGCTAAGAATAAAGCTGTTCTTGAACAGATAGCTGCAAAAGGCGAACAAGATGCTAGACTTGCTGAAATCAAAGGTTATTATGACCTTCTTGCTAAAGGAATGGATACGGAAGCTGCAATGGCTGCTTTAGCTAATCAGCCTGCACAAACTGTACTACAAGATAACTCTGCCGAACTATCTTTAAAACAAGCTGAACTCAATGAAAAGAAACGAGCTAAAGACTTGGATATGATTAATGCTGCATTAGATAGAGATAATCAACTAAAGATAGCTAAAGAGAATAAGAACAAATATGATAAACCAAAGTCTAGTAGTAGTTCTAGTAAGAAGTGAACACTAAGTCGTAATTAGCTATATACCTTTCTCTATGATTCAGACGTGCCCTACGGATGCTTCCGTAGGGTTTTTCGTACCCGTAAGATTGACGTAGACCGCACTTCTTTTGTCTCTATTGCATTTTCCCCCTTAAAGAGATGAACTGTATTAGAAAGCATTAAAATGCCGTAGCAAGCCTTAAAATGGCTTATTATTTTGCCCTATATTGAACGTTCGTTTTAGCCGATACTATTCAACTCTTATATTACTTAAATTCAAATACGAGCTTTTCTAAACCTAATAACAAGGTATTCAAACTAGCAAGAGTTGTGTTTCTCATATTATTAAACTACATTTGGACTTGAAAGTAATAATTAAAACATATTTATTATGCCAACTTTTAATAATAATGATTCTCTCGATTTAAATACTACCAAAATAGATGATATATTTACTGTTGGTGGTGCAGGTCAAGGTGCTGGCTCTGGTAATAACGGTAATACTGCCGGACAGGGACAACAAGGTGCTGGACAACAAGGTCAACAAGGTCAACAAGGTAATGGTAATGGTAATGGTAATCCTGATACTGATACTAATATTGATACTGATAACGGTAATGGTAATACTGGAAATCAAGGTCAGCAAGGTCAGCAAGGTCAAGGGGATAATCAGCAACAAACCTCTTCTATGGGGGAAGTTCAGTTATCAGAAGGTGACACCGTTAATGTAGACGGTGTGGATTATACTATTGATGCCGAAGGTAATGCTATTGCTGCTGACGGAACTGTATTCCGTACCGCTACTGAACTTGCTGAACTTATCGCTCAAAATGGTTCTGAACCAAGTGTTCTTAACCAATTACAAACTCGTTTCGGTTCTGACTTTAAAGATGAAAACGGTAATCCTATCGTATTCGATGATAATGAAGAAGGTATTGCTGCTTATGTTGAAACAGTAGTTCAGAATAGAATTGCAGAAGCTCAAACTGCTGCTCTTAATAATCTGTTTGAAACTTATCCGCAAGTAGAACAAGTTATTAATCATCTTAAACTTAACGGTACTCTTGACGACTTCGTAGAAATTCCTGATAGAAGTCAGATTACTGTTAGTAAAGATAACGAAGAACAACAAGCTACTTTCATTCGTGAAGAATGGAAACTTAGTGGTAAAAAAGGAGATGTAAATAAATTCATTGACTATTGTAAGAACGCCGGTATTCTTTATGATACTGCTGTTGAATCTAAAGAAGCTGTTGATAGCATTTATGAATCTCGACTTGCTGAACAGAAAGCACAAGTAGAAGCTAAAGAAGCTGCTGCTGCTGCCGAAGAGAAAGCATATTGGGATAATGTAGAAAAGACTATTAGTAAAGGCGAACTATTAGGTTATAGTATTCCTGAACAAATTCAGTGTAACAAAGACGGAAAGAAGGTAATGCTTAGTCGCAAAGACTTCTTGAAGTATGTGTCTACTCCTATTGACAATGAAGGTAATACAGCCTATATGTTAGACGAAGCTAAAGTTGATTCTAATGCTCGTATGCAGGATGATTTACTTAAAGCATTTCTTAGGTTTACTGGTGGCGATTATGCTAGTCTTGTCGGTATGGCTGTTAACAAGCAGAAAGTTCTATCTATTAGAACTACCGCAGCACAAACTACTGGTAAAAGGACTGTTATTATCAATAGTAAAGGTAATAATTCTAAGACAGTTGATAATGACCAACTAGTCTTGAACTAACTAAATTAAAACTAATATGTACAGATTAAGAGAAGTCGAAAGAGGTAGATATGATGACAGAGGTTATTCTAATGAACAATCTCTTGCTGCCTTAATGATTCAAAAACCGGAGGAAATCAACAACTTCCTGACTTACACTTATGGTATGGAAGATGACCGATTCCCGCTAACTTTCCTTACTGAAGGACAAGGTGCTGCTGGTGTTCGTGACATTACTACTGTTGAGTGGACTTGGAAGACAATGGGTCGTCAGAGATTCAATGATTACATTGTTTGGGTTGATACTAATGATACTACTCCGGGTATTGGTGGTAAACCTATTAAGGTTGAGTTTGCTACTGGTCTTATTATTGAACAGTACGGTTTGCTTGCTCCTGATGGTAAGACTGCTGTTCGTGTAATGCGTGACCATGGTGCTGGTAGTCATGGTGGACATCTGTATTCTTTGCAGCTAAAGAATCCTGATAAGAGTGCTTATGTTGACCCTGCTAATCTTGAAAAAGGTAAGTATTGGTGTATGTTAGCTCCGTCTATTCCTGAATCTTATTCTAAGGGTAACAAGACTAATGTAATGGGTCCAGGCGTTATGAAATCCCAGCTAGGATTCAAGCGTTATAGCAAGGAAATTGCAGGTAACATTAGTAATGTTATTGTTAGTTATGCTTTCAAGACAAAAGGCGGTGGTACTGATACTCGTTGGATTAATGAAGAAATGCGTCAGTTCGATGTTCAGATGCGTATCTCTAATGAGATTGACTTATGGACATCTCGTTACAATCGTACTGTTAATGGTACTATTGATATGAAGGATTGGGATAATGACCAACCTATTCCTGAAACTGCCGGAATGTTTGAAATCCTAGAAGAATCAAACTACGATACTTATGGCGAATACTTGCCTCTTAGCAAGTTAAAAAGAACTATTGGTGATGTAGTTGATAAAGATACCGATACTGGTTCTATGGAGATTACTCTCTATTCAGGTAAAGGCGGTATCGAAGATTTCGACATGGCTATTCGTGAAGATGTTAAGACAGAAGGATTCATTACTCCGCTTGGAGAAAAGATGATTGGTGAAGAAGGTGGTGGTCTTACTTATGGTAAATACTTCCGTAAATATAAGACTATCGACGGACATACAGTTACTTGTGTTCATCTTCCGTTCTTGGATAAATCACCTATTGCTGAAACAGCAAAAGCTAATGGTCTTATTCATCCTCGTACAGGCTTACCTATGACATCTCACAAACTGATGTTCATTGACAACTCTGTATATAACGGAAATCGTAATGTTCGTATGGTACGTATGAAAGGTCAGTCTTACCTTGTTGGTGTATTAAAAGGTCTTACTCCTATTCCGCCATCTTGGGGTGCTGTTCCTAGTAATTCTATATCTACGGATATTGATAAATCTCAATATGAAGTTAAGATGTCTCGTGGTCTGCAAGTTGACAGACAAGAGAAGATGTTCATGTTGGAGTGTGTACTCTAAAGTTAAACAATTAAACTAAATTATAATGGAAGGACAAACACTAAAAACCGGTACATTCGGTAGTAGTCTAGCTAATCCAAATCCACAGCCTGCAAGTATTTCGCAGGCTAAAACTCCCGAAGCTCCTAAACAAACCTATGAACAAATTCTTAAAGAAGAAGATGGTTTAGACAAAGACTTTCTTGAAGAAAGATATATTGTAATAGCTCTTGCTACTGATATTACTATTAATTCTGTTTATCGTCAAGTTAATGCTAGATACATTGCTGAACGTCATGATAGTATTGGTGGTAGTATTAATTCAGCTAGAGTCTTGACTAGCAACTATGAAGAAATGGCAGCTTATATGCCTTCTCTTATTGGTTGTTCTCCTAACGCACAAGAGTATGTTACTAGAGTTCAACGTTGGTTTAATAGTATATCTATTCCAGTTGATGGTGACGGAAAGAAACTTAACTGTTCGTTCCAATGGAGAAAGAAAAGAGATTATCTGGATTATAAGATAGATGAAACAGCTATCGTAGAAGAATACGATAATGCTGAAAAGTCTAATCCTAAACAGTTGAAAGATGCTATTGCTAGATATGTCAATAAGATTAATGCTCTTGAATCTACTCGTTATAAATATGGACATCCTATTAAAGTAGATGATTATCTTGCATATCGTCATTGCCTATTATATCCGATTGTAGCTAAAGACGTATCTGTTATTAGTTTTGATTCTCGAATCAAGTTCTATATAAAAGATGAACAACGTGAAGCTAATCGTTTGAAACGTAGTCGTATTCAGGCTAACAAAGCAAGACGTAATTATCTTGATGCTATTGATAATGATGCTAAGTTCAAAGCTATCTTTGTATGCTACTGTGCAAGCAACAAACAAGATGTATTATCTAACTTGTTACTTGACCGTACAATTCAAGAAAAGATTCTTGACGAATTCGCAATTAAAGAGCCGGAGAAATTCAACAAACTGTTTAACAATTCACAAGTTGAACTTCAAGCGTTTATTGAAGAAGCTATCGCTAGAGGAGAACTAGTTCGTTCGGAAGTTAACCAAACTGTTCTAACTCCCGAAGGCGGATTCATTGGAGCTAACATGAAAGAAGCATTAGCTTATTTCAGTAATCCTGAAAATGCTGACTACAAAAGAGCACTTGAAACTAAACTTAAATTATAATAACTGGTTATTATGAAAGTAGCAGAGATACATAACGAGTTCATGCTTCTAGCTCAACAAATGGGCATGAAAACTGTGCGAGCAATACTTCCCGAACAGGTAGATGAAATAATCAATTTAGAGACTATCGAATATGTAAAAGATGTTTTCTCTCGTAAAGGTAATCGTGAACTCGATGGTATCTCTGATAACGTTATAAGATTAACAGAACTTAGTCCTCTTCATACTAGTATTAAGATTGAAGCTGAACAAGGAGATATAATGTTTGGTACTGGTTATAAGATAGAGTTAAACGACTATCCAACACCCATGTTCTACACATCTATCTACTCCTTTAAGGGGGATAAGTCTTATCGTTGCAGATTGATAGACTTAGACTTAGTGAGTGAAACGATGAACGATTATCATTCAAAGTCTATTGTTATAAGTCCTATATGTTATAAGACCGAATCTAATATTGAAGTGATTGCAACATTTGAAATAGATAGGTTCTTAGTTAATTATATTAAGTATCCTACTCTAATTAGTATTGCAACTAATACTACGAATGAACTATCAGATGTTGCTATGCACGAAGTTATTAAGAGGGCTGTTAATACCTTTAATGCTATCTCTAATAATAATAGTTATGAGAAAGTTTCAAACGAATTATCTAAATTAGAATAAAATGGAAAGACTGTTATTTGCAGGTAATGTTGCACTGGCTACTACTCCCGCTACTCTTGCAGCTGTTAATGCTACTGGTATTGCAGAAGGTGCTGTTGCTCTTTACGACCATGAAGGTGCAATCATCTCGAAAGCTCTTACTAAGAACATTCCGATGTTTACCTTATTTGTTGGTGGTGGAGCATTTGCTAATAAGAGCAAGTATGCCAATATTGTATCTAATATTGATACTAGACGTTTCTCTTATGTTAAGAGTGTCTATACTGCCGGAACTGAATTCAGTGCGGAAGTTACTGTTCCTACCCCCGTAGTAGGAAAGGACTATACGTTAACTATGGCTAAAGCTCATACTGTTCTTAATGAACGTTATAAGTGGTCAGCTAGTGAGCGTGCTCGTGAAGGCGATACTGCCGCTATTATTGCTAAGAAATTAGGTAACCAACTTAAATCTCTTGGTAAAAATGAAGGATTCACTGCTACTGTTTCTGTTGCTAAGATTACTGTAACTGGTATTGACTATGAAGCATGGAATCTGATTGCAGGAGATTCATTGTTTGGAGTAACTATTACTACTACAAAAGCTGTAAAACCAATTAATGATGATGCTGCTCTTAAAGAATTGCAGATTCGTTGTATTGGTGGTGAAGGTATTAATTCTACTAGCAATGATGCTCGTAAGTTATATACTTTGCCGGAGTTCTCTAATGCAGGCGGTTGGACAGTATTTACACTAACCTTCTATCCTCATCGTGACCTTCGTAGTGGTAGTACCGAAAATGTTAAAACTATTATTCATCTTGCTATTCCGACAGGAGCTGCTCAAATAGCTACTCTTGAAACAATATTTGCATCTGTTAATACTCCGGCAGCAGCGGCAGCAGCAGCAGGAGCTTAAAGAAAATATTGTAAATATAACTCGTAATAGTTTAATAAAGGGGTTGCTATTAGTATTTAATATTAGTAGTAATCCCTTTAATCATAGATAGGGATGAAGGAAATTATCGAATCTGCTCTTAATCAAGGATTAAGTTCCCTGATAACAATTTCTATTTTCCTACTATTATATAAATGGTTGGATAATAAGAAGAAGACTGAAAGCGAAAAGTTTGTTAGTTCTATTAGTGATACTCTTGATGAAGTATCTAAATCATTATTACAAGTCTCGACATTTATCACAGATATTACAAAGAATATTATAGATAAAGATAAAGACAAATGTAAGACTGCAATAGACGATGCTATGTTCGCTTCTGCAATGAGATTAACAATATTCGTTACTAATACTGTTATTAACAACCACGTTCAAACTAACAAAGATAATATACTAGCTAATATCCATAATATAGTTAATGCAGAGTTTTACAGTGTATTCTCTAGCTTAGCTTTATATAAGATTAATGGAATAAAAGCTAGTGATAATATGAAAAAGGATTGGATGCCGTCAGTGGAGAAATCTATAATAGAAATAGTGTTTAATGACAATCTTAGTAAAGAAGATAAAATATCTAGTTTTAATAATAAAATAAACTTGAAGTTTCAGTCTTATATAACTTATATAACAAATAATACATTAAAGTAATGGACATAAACTTCGATAATGTAAAAAGCAAATTGGTTGATAGAGGTGTACAAGTTGTACACCTCTCCGACATTGGATTCATTCTTACTGACGAAGATATATGTAGATATAATATTATGATTGTTCTTAGTAATATGTCTAATGTAGAATCTAAACTTAGTGAAGAACAACAACAAAATCTAATTGCAATGTATAACGAATTAATAATAATGCAATGAGAAAGAACGAAAATGGAATGTATACTTATCTTGATGTTCCAAGTAAGTATAATTGTGTTTATAAAAAACTACTTATTAAGTTAAGTGACTTAGGAGTAGATATGATTAAAGATTGTACTTCTACTTGTAAAGGTATCAATCGTCAAGTAATTAACTGTTGGAATATGTTTCAATCTGCTTGTGCAGCTTATACTCTAGGGTATTGGAAACAAGCAGATTTACTTATTAATTACATTAATAGTTCTCTACAATTCGGTTGTGATGAATATACTACTGATGAGAAGCCTGTATTTATGACATTTGAACTTAATATTCCTATGTCAATTACTGGTGCTCAACAGATAAAATATAATGAAGCTACGTTTGTTATCGCTAATAAAGAATATGTAGTTAAAGATACTCTTACTATATATCAAGTTATTAACGAAAGAGAGAATATTATAGCTTCGGGATTATCTATTGATAGTCCGGCTAAGTTTAATGAACTAACGCTTAACGCTCAAGTAGGACAAGTTTATATATTTAGAGCTAGTGTAGAAGGAGAAGACGGTGAAACATATTATTCTAATGACTTTATTGTAGAATGTAAGTCTGTTCCTAAAATGAACGTTATGTATTATGGACATACAGATATTGTACCGCAGACATTTCAAAATATGTCTGTTAGTGATATTATGGCATTAGAAGGTAATACTCCTAGAACTATTACAGGAGATAAGAATAATACATTTACTATTCATCAAGAAAAGAAGATTCATTATCTTCTTATACCTGATACACTTATGACGCTTGTTAAAGCTGAATATGGTACTGCTCTTGTTACTACTCTTTGGGACGGTTCAGACGGTGCTTATAAGACTAATAATCCTGGTGGTACTGTTGACGATATACATTATAAAGTATTCTTCTTATATTCTCCTTCTGTATTTGATGATGCTATTCGTATAACCTGTAAAAACAAGTAATATGAGAAAAGGAATAAGTATAGGTCAACCTATTGTTAATAACAGCGTAGATGATAACTATAATCCTCTACCTGATATTGATGCTAAGTACGGACCTTATAGTAGTATTAAAGAAGCTCTTGAAACTCTTACTCCTGAATTACGTAGTATTGGACTTACTATTGGCGTTAAACAGAATAATAGTATTAATGAATATTGGTTTAATGGTGGTATTGATAACGAACATTTAGTTATTAAACAAGCTAGTGGTGGAGACACACCTGTACAAACAGTTTATATTCAAGATACTCCGCCAGCTAATATTAATTCTCTTTGGGTAGATACTTCTGGTCTTGGAACAGCTCTTAAAGAGGATGAGAAATTAGCTCCGATAATTCAAGCTATTCAAGTTATACAAAACTACCTTGATACTATTGTACATCAGAGAGACTTAATTATAAATCCTGGTCATGTTAGTAATACATTTACAAAGTCGGTTCTAAAGGAATACGAACCTATTGACCCAAATACTGGACAGTTAGCTATTCGTGTTGCAGCTGTTGGTGAAAGTCTCGAACCTGAAACAGACCAATATGAACCTAATACTAAAGCTGTTCGTGGTCATTATGGAACACTTAAAGAAATTCAAGATAATTTTAATGACTTTGTAGATTACGAACTTCTTATTGCTACTGATGTAAAACGTCTATATACTAAGATTAATGGAGAACCGGTTAATCTTACTGGTAGTAGTTCAGGAGGTGGAGGTAGTATAGATTATGATGCTTTAGACAAATTAGATACTATTGGATTTGTTGCACCGAATGGACAAATATATCGAGTTAAGGTAAATAACAATGGACAATTAGTAGTATATAAGAAAGAACTAGATACAGCTCAAGCCGAACCTACTGGTGGACAAGAAGACCCTAATACTGGTTGGGTTTATGTAACTACATTATATCTACAAAAGTTATATATTAACTCATTATATTGTGGTGGTATTACAAGTGATGAATATAGTTATAATCCATGCTCTCATAACTTCGTTGAACTTAGTAATCTTACAGGTAAAGATATATCTCTAAAGGGATTATCGTTGCAGTATGGTACAGAAGGAGGAGACTGGGAAACACTCCCTTTATGGGGGAATATCAAAGCGGGTTCGACATTCCTAATTAGAGGTGCTCAATGTTCAGTAATGAATACTAATACTACTCGTATTAAAGTTGAGAACTATGATATGGAATGGATTGCTAGTGATGGTAATCCTATTAAGTTTGATAATAAGAAAGCTAAGTTCTTCTTGACTTGGGGAACAGAACCTAGTTCAGTTGCAAATCCTTATAATAACGCGACTTCCCCCATAAGGGTATCTAAAGGTTATATTGATTTGGTTGGACTACAAATACCTAATGCTGGTGATGCTGATAAAGTTGATGCTGCTGAAAATACTGCTTATGGTTATCTTAGTAGTAAGTATTTGTTTACTAAGTATTATACTATGGATAATGTTAAGCAAGCTACTAAAGCTCTTAGTGCTAGAAATAACGCTAATGATATGTACTTTGTTAACCTAGAAGCTGATGTTATTCCTAGAGTAGAATCTTATACTCCTAGAGCTAGTTTTGAGAATAAGAATATATTCTTTAATAAGACTTTATTAGATAGTACCAAACCTAATAAAGTTACTATGACTTTAGGACGTAAGGCTTGTTATACTATTAATGAAAGTAACGAACCTAATGATGATGCTAGTAGATGTTTTAATTGGGTTTCCGTAGGTTATTATGATGAATACTTATGGTATCGTGCATACCGTAGTGATAATAGTTATACTAATTGGACAAAAGTAGAATCGTTTAAGAATGAAACTGGTGTTCGTAAATACTATAATCGTATTAGAGCTATAACTACTGACGGTACTCCGTTTACTACTCATAAGGTAATACTTACTCATCTAGGAGAACAGTATGATACTCATACAAGAGACAAGAATATCTATTATGAATATTACGTAGGTAGAGACGAAACTTATAAGAGTGATGTTCGTAGGTTTGTAGTTATGAGTGAAAATATGGTGAATTATGTTCTTAACTTTGTTCAGACTTCCGACCAACAAGGCTTTAATTGGGATGAATATAATGTATGGAGAATAGCTGCCGACCAAATAAAGAAGGACTTTAATAGATATGAAACTAGTAACATATCTGTGTGCTACTTTATGATTAATACTGGTGATATGACACAGAATGGTAATCGTATTAATGAATGGTTAGATTATGAAGCTGGTAGAGCATCTTTATATGATATTGCAGAAATGGTTACTGTTGGTAACAATGACCTTACTCCTGCTAATGTCTATGTTCTTGGTGACGGTGGAGATGATTCTAAAATCAATGCTACTAATATTCGTTTCTTCTATTGTTATGAAATGGATGAAGAAAATCCTCCTGTATTTACTGTTGAAGGAAAGGAAATATTTGTTGAATCATTATACTCATTCGATGTTGGTCACACTCATTTCTTATGTGTTAATAGTGAGATAAGTTCTAATACTGAACGAAGTGTTTATGGACTTTCTACTACCGGAGTAATGTATGACTTAATAAGACAATGGTGTGAAAGAGATGATGCAAAAGCTATTAATGCTAAAGCTAAGATAGCTTATTGTCATGAAATGCCTTTTACTATTATTACTCAAAATCTTATTAATTCATTCTATTGGAATAATGAAGAAAACACTAGTGTTGAGAGAAGTGGTAGTAGACTGAATTTCAATACCACTAAAGCTAACGCTTATTGGTTCTCAAAGTTCTTACAGACCCACAATTACCGTTTATGTCTTGGCGGACACAAACATACTTACAGTTGCAGTTATCCGATTTTAGAGAACGAAAATAGCTCTATGAAGCCTATCATACAGGTCACTGCGGACGTTTTAAAGAAGGATTTTAATTCTGATGAATTATATACGGAAACTGCCGAAGGTGCGTTAAAAGGGCAATCTTTCCCTAAATCTTGGGAAAATAATACTAACTTTGATATGTTGAAACACTTGTGTACATTTCAATTAGTAGAAGAAATAACTGCTCCTGTATATCTTATGTGTCAGGCTAGTGGATATAAACATACTAGTAATAAAGAACTTCCTAGTCCTAATATTCCGTGGTTAAGGTATTTCTTTCCTGCTAGTATTACTATTAATAGTAGAGACGATGTTACGGCTAAAGTTAATGCAGGTCAACGTTATCCTTTCTATATTAAGTATTTCTTAAAGCCAGGTAAGGTAGATGATTTACATTATTACCCTAATTTACAAGTTACTGTTAAGAAGTTATCTAATATATTTAATAACTCCGGTAAGTACAATGTTAATCTTCAAGGGTTGAATCCAACTTATGGAGTTGTTGGTGGTAATGGAGAAACTAATAATGGTAATGATATAATTAATGTGAAATTTCCAACTTATAATATTGGTTAATTATGGCAGATAATATTAAAAGGTATAATCCTAAAACTGATAATTGGGATATAAGTTCTTCTGGAAAAGCTACTGGTATTATTGTTGAAGACCCTCGTCTTATCGACCCTGAAGTAGCAGAAGAAGGAGTAACTGGCGAAAGTCTTAATGACGTTCTTGTTCGTCATGAACAAGAACTAAAGAAGCAAGGTGGATATATTGCTTGGCTTGCCGAACACGGTGGTGGCGGAAGCGGTGGCGGTGGTGGAACTACTGGTGATAAGGTTACTCTTACTAATGGTAATATAGTAAAAGAAGGTAATATTAATTATCTTTATTCTACTGTTACTACTAATATTAAGTTAGAGTATCTTATTACTTCTAGTAAGAATAATAAGAGATATTTTATTACTGTTACTCTTGATGGTAATAATATTATCGAAGGAAAAGAAGGTTGGACTAATACTCCTGGAGTTCTTACTATTCCGCAACTAGATAAATTCTCTGCTAATAGTAATCACTCTGTTGTAATCACAGCTAGTGATACAGACGGATTCTCTGCTGAATCTTATTTGCTTAATATAGTAGAAGCTAGTATTAAACTTACTAGTACTGTATCAGGTAATACTGCTACTGTTGGTCTTGACTACTTCTTTACTTATAGTATTACTAGTAAGATTATTGGTTCAAATGTTAACCTTGTTGTCACAAATGTGACTAATGGTGCTACTAAAGCTATTGAATTAGGTAAGACAACCTCTACTGCTCCTAAACAAGTTAATGTTAACTTATGGGAACTAGGTAATATTATAGCAGGTAGTTCTTATACTATACAAGCACAAGCATTTACTTCAATGAATGAAGTTACTGTTCAATCTGATAAAGTAACGAATCGTGTAGTTGTGGAAGATGGTGCTAATCTTGTTGTTCTAGTAGAAGGTATTACTAGTAAAGCAGAAGTAGATGCAGGAGTTGAAAGAACTAAGTTCTCTCAAAGCGGTAATATTTCTTTTGCATTTACTCCATATCTTGCAGGAGTTAGTCTTATTTATTATGCAATTAGAATCGAACATAATGGTATTACTAAAGATATAGGTTACTTCGATGAAGGAAACTATAATGATAATCAATATGTTCAGCGCGGTAAACAACAAGTGTTTAGTTACGCTATTCCAATAGAAGGAGATGTTATTGGTAATTGGAATATTACACTTCGTTGTTGGTCTGAAAAAGGAGACCCTGTAACTGATACAGTTCTTGCTTGTGAAGTAGTATCTAGTTCCCAAGCTCTTATTGCAGACCAAAATCCTAATAATAGTAGATATGCTAGTTGGCACGTTCGTCAAGAAAGTTTCCCTCAAGTATCTACTACTAAAGTTTGGACTAGTAATGAACCAACATTTACTGCGCCTGGTTCTATTACTCCTAGTGGTGCTGTAACCAATCTTAATGTATATAATACAAACGGAGTACTATCAGGCTTCTTAACAGAGAATGGACAATCTATGTTACGTATATCAGGAGAAGCCTATGGTGTTATTGATGTACAACCATTTAAAGATGATATAACAACTCTTAATAATTGGTCGAGACAAGGGTTTGGATTATCATGTACATTCAAGTCAGATATTCATCCGTTCTCAAATAGAACAATCTTCTTTATAGGGGATTACAATACTGACGAACAATTCTCCGAAGGTATTAAAGTAGGTCTTGAAGATATTATTTGGTCTTATACAGATGGTAATATTAAAGAAACTATTAGTTGTAAGATACAACAGAATGTTATTAATACTGTTGATTTTATAGTTAATAAGAATCAAGGAAAGATGATTGTCGGTATCTTTATCAATGGTATACTTAATGCTGCTCGTGAAATAAAGACTGACTTTACTTGGAAGACTAATTCTAAAATATATCTTGGTTGCGATATTAGTAATTCAGGACAGATTCAAAACTTTGCTGATGTTAACTTCTATGATATTAAGTTGTTCCGTGTTCCTGCTAATGATAAAGAAATTGTTATTAATGCAATGAATTCTAAAGCTAGAGCAACTCTTTTATCTGATGGTAGTGTAGACTTTACTGAATACAATAGAATGAAGTTAAAGAACTTCTTCTCTACTTCTGATTCAGAACCTCATTCTACTCTATGGGACGATATTAACCAAACGTATGCTAGTGTTAATTTCAACAGTCTTATCTCTGATACTACTAGAGTATTACCAATTGATATAATGTTGATTAATTGCGCTAATACTGGTTTTACTCGTGCTATATTTGAAGAGATTGGAGGTCAGAATAATAATTGGTATAGTGGTTGTACTATGAGTTACTTTAGTCCAACTTCGGGAAAGTCTAGCTCTGAATATACTACTGATGTTTCTGTTTCTAAGCAAGGTACTTCTACTTTGAACAATCTTATTAAGAACTTAGAGATAAGATTTGATAAGATGCTTAAAGATGATGATGGCGGTAATCTTGATTATGAGCTATTCCAACCTAGAGAGACATGGTTTCCTGAAAGACAGTTTACACTTAAAGCTGACGTTGTTGACAGTGCTCATGCAAATAATGCTTCTATTGGTAAATGGATTAATGATAACTCGGATTTCTTATTTGAGAAAACTCCGCCTATGGAGCAACTTGAATCTCATCGTCCAGTAGATACTCGTGATAGAACTGTAAAAGATAAGGTCACTATAAAACAAACGCTTGAAGGTTTTCCTATAATACTTCTTATTCAGTTTGATGGAGAAGAAACTCAAACTATGCTTGGTATATATAGTTTTAACTTAGGTCGTGGAGCTTATTATAATATGGGATTCCGATTTATGAAAGACTTTACTACTAAGATAAAGAATACAGCAGGTGAGTATGTTGATAATAAACTTCCTGCTTTTGTTACTTCTTATCATACTTATGCACAAGATGAACTATTCGGAAACATAGACCAAAGAAAAGTTTATTCTTATGAGTTTGGAGAAAATGCGAATGTTATTGTAGATGGAGAAAAGACACTACCATTAGCATTGTTTATGCAAGATGATTTATCTATTATCAAGCATGTAGGTGAATTTAAATATAATGGTGGTAATTGGCTAGAGCCTAGTGCACCTGTTACTGACGATAATGTTTGGAGAGCATTACAAGAGTTATTCTCTATCTTTGCTCAAATGACTTCATCAACAGTTAAGAAATATATTTGGGATGAAACTTCCGGTGGTTATAAAGAAACTTCTGGCGAATATCCTGCACAATCTAGTTGGTCTACTCTTGCTGCTGAACTTGATACTAAGTTCTCAATTAAGAATGCTTACTCTTACTTATTAACGTGTGTAAAGTATGGGCTTGTTGATTCATTAGGTAAGAACTTAACTTTAGTCTGTTATGATGTTGGTGGGGCTAATAAGTGGTTTATCAGATTCTATGATATGGATACTGGTAATGGTCTTGATAACGTAGCTCTTGAATCTGTTGCTAAAACTGCTTGGTTAGATACATTTAGTAATAATGATAATAATGATGTTAACTCATTAGTTATTACTAAAAACGCTGCCGATGGTGGATATGATACTTATAGTTCTCGTATGTGGGACGTATTAAGAGATACTATCTTTGCTAATACTGGAGTATTCGATAGTTCTCTTGAAACTCTTTGGGACTTATGGAGAAACAATGCTACTATTTGTAAAGATATTAATGATTATATAGATAATTACTTTGCAGCTCAAACTAAAGATTGTGGAGAGCTTCTGTTTAATTATGATTATAATGTTAAGTATCTTACTGCTTATGTTGGTGAATCAGGTGGACAACCTTCTTATGCTAATATTGAATTTCTACATGGTACTCGTGTTGAGTATGTTCGAGATTGGATGAAGAAGAGAGTTTGGTTCTTTGACGGAGTATTTAAGTATAGCAATGCTGCTAATATTCAACCTTATAATAATAAGGGTACATTTTCCGCAGGTGGTGCAGAAGCTACTAATCCTAAACTCATTATTACGTCTAATTGTCCTGCAATATTTGTGGTTAATATTGGTAATACTACTGATACTAGATATTTCTTAGAAGAAGGTAAACCTACTGAAATTAGATTATCTCCTATCAGTTCTTTCAATACACAAATTACTATTAATAATACTCCTCAAATTAATGATATTGAAGGATTAGGCGGAATGAGATTCCAACGATTTATGTCTACTATGAAACTTCCTAGTTTCTCTAAGTTAGACTTGTCTTCTGTTGATACTCTTAGTGATTCTCCTATTCCATTTGAAACAGTATTCGTTAATGATGAAGGCTATTCTGACGTAAGACATATTGATTTAAGTAATACTAAGTTTTGGAGCGGTAACATTGGACAAGGTACATTTACGGTTAATATAGAAAAGTATACCAAGTTGAAAGATTTGAATATATCTAGTTCTATTGTAACTTCTATATCTTTGCCTAATGCTTCTCTTGCATTACTGAATATTACTAATTCAGCTGTTGAAGGTATTAGTTTAGTTAATCAACCGTTCTTGGATAGATTAGATTTCTCTGGTTGTAAACGGTTAAAAACTGTTACTATTGATTCTTGTGATAAGATTACTGAATTAAACCTTAGTAATCTAGGAGACTTACATACTATAAGAATTACTTCGTGTCCTAACTTAAAGTCTATAATTTGTACTAACAACGTTAACTTAACTACATTTAATGTATCCAATTGTAATAATGTTGAAATCATTAATGTATCTCAATGTACTAATGAATCATTAACTGTTTATATAGTAGGTGTTCCTAATATTAAAGAATTAAATGTATCTAGTACTAATACGCCTAATGATATTCAAGTAGCTTCAAGTTTACCTAATCTTAGAACACTTAATATTTCTAATAGTCAGGTATCAGCAATCCAATATGGTAATGCTGCTATTCCTACTTATAAAGAAAATAAGATATTCGATATTAGTAAACTTAATCTTACTAGTCTATCAGTTCAAAATGCTAAAGGTGTGCATTACTTTAAGTTTGATAATAATAGAAATACTCCTTTCAATGTAGGTGGTAGTTTCTTTGTTGGTTGTTCTAATCTTAAAAGAGTGTTCGGACATATTAAACTTAATGGTACTTCTACATTTGCTCAATGCGGTAGCTTCTATATTCACGAACCTAAAGAAAAAGTAGAAGGTATTACTCCTAATTATAATGGAGAATGGTTTGGTTCAGATACTAGTACAACAGAAGGAAAAACTGCTTGGGATAATAATACTGATTTAGGAACTAACTTTACTATTGGTACTACTAATTGTACTAGTATGTTTACTGCTACCAATTGTAGTATATATGATGTTTATTACTTCTTGTATAAATGTGATAATGTTACTACTCTTGATAGTTGTTTTGCTAGTGCTAAGAATGTTAAATGGGATTTATTAGATAGTCCTAATAGAGACATGTTTAATCATTGTACTAAAGTAATTACAATGAACTCACTATTTTGGGGATTACAGGCACAAGACTTTAAAATATTAACTAGTACTTATGATTATGACTCTACTGAACATAATGGATTATTTAGTCCTCTTGTTGATTTACAAGCTATGGATAGTATATTTTATTTCGGTGGTACTAGATATACAAGTCCTGCTTTCTTAGCTAAGTTTAAAGGAAATGTTCCTTCTAAACTTAAAAGACTAAGTAGTTTTAGTACTGGAACTATTAAGTTTGTAGATAATATTAATAATTGTCCTAGCGATAGTACTATCGATGAGCATCTTGTTAGTGCTGATTGTGGAACACTTCTTTCTAATCTTCCTGATTTAGAATATTTAAATACTATGTTTAATAATTCTAATATATACTTTAATCAAATAACAGATGAAGATGTAGAAGATGGAGTAAAATATTGTCCTTTATTCTATAAGAATACTAAACTTAAATATATTCAAGATTCATTTAAAGGACTTGTTAATTCTACTGGTTCTTTATATAATATATTTGGTGGTACTGTTAAGAATAAGACACAAGTAAGATTCCCGACAGCCTTGTATGGTATCTATAATTCATTTAGTTTAGGTTCAGGTTCTAATGTTATTTTCCCAATTCACAATTCAATGTTTAGTAGATTGAGAAACTCATTAAAATATATAACTGGACAACAAGCTATTAATGAAAGTACTTTAGGAAGTTTTCAAGGATTCACTAAACAATTTGTTAAAGAAGGAGAAGAAACATTCCCTTATGATGTATTTACTGGTTGTAATGCTATTGTTGAAATACCAGGATTCTTTGCTAATCTTGTTCTTCCTGTAAATACTGTTGTTGAACTTCCTCTTAATTCATTTAAGACTAATTATAATCTTACTAACATAGCAAACTTATATTTTGATATGAAGAATTGTAAGTACTCGCTTACTGGTAAAGGTTTCTCTAACTGTAAACTAGTTAATGTTCATAGATGCTTCTCTGAAATAGAAACTAGCTTCGTTAAGAAAGGTTCTATTCCTTATGGGTTATTCTATATGGAACAAACTTCTAATGTTAGCTATAAAGGTTGGAATGAAGTAGATGCAGCTAGCCAGAATATTACAGAAAACTATGGTATAGATAGTGAAGGTAATTGGATTGAAAGTGCTGAAATGCCAGTAGAGATTACTTATAATAAACAGAGAACTCTTCCTAGAAAGACAATAGTTAATATGTCTTATTGTTTAGAGAGATTCCAAAGTACAGAAGCACAGGCTTATACTATGAATTATGGTAATCTTACTCCAAGTAATTATGGAGATATTATAGTACCTAATGAAAAGTATAATCCAGTTAAGTATATTCTTAATCCTAATTATGACCCTAGAGAATATCTTGATGAAGAGCAGACAATGATTAACTATAATAGAGATATTCACAGAGTAATCATAAATAAAGACTATGATAAATATGAATATGCTTGGAATGAATATGCTTATGATGGACTTAGTGGACTTAAAGATATTATATTAAATAGTAGTCTTTATACAGCTGTTTCAAACGGAACAATAAATTGTTCTCCTACTATACCTGATGTATTTAAAGATACTGCTGCTTCAATTGCTCCACCTAGTTCTGTTCATGCTAATAGAAAAGTATTAAATTACTTATGTTCGCCTGACTTATTCTATTATTGTACTAATGGAACTAATATGGTTATTAATGGTGTGTTTAGTGGTAGTGGAGACCCAACATATGATTACTTTAACTATGGTATTCGTGGTCGTATTCCAACTAACTTATTTAAACCAGTTAATAATGTTACTGATTTATCAATGACATTCCATCGTTGTCCTTTAATTCTTCCATATAAATGGAATAATTCCACAGGAGATATTGGTGAAATGTTCTCTAAGCAAATGTTCGCAGGATTAACTAAATTAACTAATATATCTTATATGTTCTATTTCTGTGTAATTCCTGCCGATGTTATTGTGCCTGTTGAATTTGTAATTGATTGTATTAACTTACAGGATATATCTTGTTTGTTCTTAGCCGCACAATTTGAATCAACTGCTAGTCAAGCACAACAAGTAGATGATAACATATTCGCTAAGAATGTTAATCTAAGGAATATTAGTTATGCTTTTGCTAGTGGGCAAAGCCAAGGAGACTGGTCAGGTAGAAGTCCTAAGAAGATTAGTTCTACATTGTTTAATGCTAATAAACATAAACAACTTACTAATGTTACTGGTGTGTTCTATAATGCGACTTCTACTACTGGTAGTGTTCCTGAATTTTGGAATTGGCTAAATAGTCTATCCTCTGTTAATAGAGCGAACGTATTCTATGCTATGCGTAAGGCTAATCTTACTAATGGTAATAATGTTCCTAGTGGATGGGATACAGGTATGGTATAACAAAAAGTTGATAATAGTATTGTATAATTAAACAAAATTTAGTTTCTTGTAGCGTCCCCCATAAAGGAGTGAGTATTAACAGTAATCACATCTCTTTACGGGGGAATGTTACAAAGACCAATTAATAATCATTTAAAATTAATTATCATGGATAATCGTATTTATAACAGAGCTAATGCAGCTAATAGTTTACAGATTTCTATAATGGGTAAAGTTGAAGCTGTTGCAGAGTTTTCTATTCCTAATGGAATGGGTGGTAAAGAACCTTTCCTATTAAAGAATATAACCGAAGACCCAATACAAGTAGAAGTAGTTCTTGCAGGTATGGAAGAACCTATTACTACTGTTCTATATTCCGGTTGGAATGTTGAGTTAGTTAAACAAGTTAATAACGCTGTTGCTGATACATTACAATATGGGTACTAATACTGGTATAGGTATAGGTATCGGTATTCCTTTTAAAAACAATGCTCTTGGTGGAGATAAGCCTTATTTTCCACCGGAGCTTAAAGCTAGAATGATTGGTGTTTGGACTAGTTATGGTAAGAAGAATACTGATGCTGATAGGAATATTATTAAGAATAAGATTCCTAATGCAGGAGGAGATTTAGAGATTCTAAATAGTGCTTATAAATTAAATAGTGGATTCGGAGAGTACAAGGTTGATTTTTTAGATTGGACTATAAATTCACCTTTTATAAATGAAAGGACATCATTCACATTTTCGTCATTCAACGATACTAACAATGATATAATAACGGTTTATCAAAGAGTACCTGCTGTTGTACAATCTTTTAAAATAAAAACGAAATTAAGAGGTAGAGTACTATACAGATATTATGTTAATAAAGGTGATACTATTAGTGTTTCATATTATGAAGTAAAGGAAGGAATAAATATATTACCTGATTCCGTAGACCCGACATCAGTAAATGGCAAAGCAGGATTTGTATTGAAGGGACTATCTTCTATCAAGGTAGAGCAAATTCCCTCTTTCGAGGGCGCATTCGTCACCGACGGAATCAACGACCTGATTACTTCCACCAAGACTGTACAGGAGATGGGTATTACTGACGAGATAACTGTCGTTAGTATGATTCATAAAATTTCATCAGATAATAATTGGAGCAATCTAATAGGAGAATTAAAAGGAAATCATACGTTTGTTGCCAATAGAGGGATAAATACTGATAAAACAGGAATATATGGCTATACTTATAACTATAACGAGAATGCCATTGTTATAAATAATATATTAGGCGATAAGAATGATTATATAGTTAAAACTTCCACAAGTTTAGGTCTTGATAATAAGTATTATGTTACAGGTTTTACAAGTGCTGGTATCATTCAAAATATATCTCAAATAGCTTGGTATTGGACATTCATAGCTAATAGAGTTCTTACAACAGATGAAATTAATCAAGTTATTGCTTATTATAATCTTGATAGAACTCTTAGACCTGATATACTTTGTAACATAACTAAACAAGGTATTACTAATGATAATCATGCTGACTTTAATGATAAACTTATTGATTATAGTGGTAATGGTAGAGATATACAAATGTATAATCTAGCTTGGAAAGGCGGTAGTGGTATTGCAGCTAAGAAGTTTGAAACGATTAAAGATTATAATATTATTCCTGATGAAGGATTACAAGAATTAACTATCTATAATGAATTTAGTTTTAAAATTAAATCTATTAGATACGCAGATAGATATTGGGCTGTACAATCTTTAAATAAAACAGATATGTCTTATCCAGTAACAATTATTACAGATAAAGATATTATTTGGAGAAATACTTTAAATTATACTGATGCAGATGGTGTAAAAGGTAATGTAAAAAAAGAAACAAATGTTCCTGCTAATACTCCTACGCAAGTATTTATTTATGGATTCAATGACTTTGACATATCAGATGATTATACTAAAGTAAATTGTGTTGCTTATGCTACTAGAAAAGATATAACCGAATTTACAGTTACTTTTATTCCTAGTTGTAAAGGAGGATTATTACTTGACGGAGTAAATGACTTCGGGCAGTTTGTAGGAGACTTGGGATTGAAGGATTATACTTTAATTATGAATAGAGCATATAATAATCTTATTAATAATCAAGTGCCTTTAATAAGTTCTAATATAGTTGAAGATCAAACTCCATTTATAGTAGAACATTGGAATACTGGTTCTAATGCTATATCATTTAGTTATGGTGCATCACGTACTACTGATATTCCACTAGATATAAATAAAAAGATAGTATATCAGTCTACTTATTCATATATGGGATATGTTATACCTAAGGGAAATGCAATCTCCACAGGAGGTGGTATTACATTAGGTAAATTTGGTAATGGAGTACAATATTCTGCTATATGTCTTTGGTCTTTAATGCTCTTCCCTTATAGTATGTCCGAGTTCTTGATAGAGCGTCAGTTGAAGAAGCACAAGCTGGGTACGCTGTATCCGGATATGGTGGAGTTTAGACCTGTTATAAAGAGTAACGTTTTATTAGATGCTAAGCCAACATTCGTTATTCGTGGTACTAGTACTTATCTAAATGCAGGAGATTATGTTCCTGAAAATAGTCAAATATGGGTAAGTATTAAGATGAATAACATTGCCGATAGAATAACTAAGTTTACTGTTAATGGCAAAACTATTGATATTCCTGAAAATGCTTATAGTGAAGTCACATTGCAATATGGTTTCCCTTTTGTAATAGATAAGTCTCCACAAAAGATTAGCATAACTATTGAACAGGATGAAAACTACGTAAAATTTGAACCTGTTATTACAAATAATGTAGAATATGTTAGATTAGATTTTTATTTAAATAATTATCAAAAGAGAATTAATATAGGCGATTATATACCCAAAGATGCTTATCTTAGAGCCAATCTTTATCTAAAAAATAATGTTGATGAACTTACAGTATTTACATTTAACGGAGTAAATATTGGTTATAGAAGAAGTTCCGTTGATGATACGGCTTTTAATATTAACCAAATATATAATTATGATTCTCCGCAAGAAGTAGACATCACTATTGACGAGTACATCAGATACGAGGACATTGTACAACCTTATCCGGTTCTATTGAGATTCAACGATGAAAACGGCAATGAAGTATCTTGGGGAGACAAAATAAAAGTAGGTTCCAGTATTACTAGAATAGGTTCTGCCGCTGATTCTAATCTACTTCCTAATATATATAATATATTTGGATTATTATTGAATGGCAATCAAGTAACTAGTTCTAAAGTTATTGTTGAAAAAACAATGGTATTTAAGGCTAAAAGTGCTTATATATTTGATAACAACGAACCTAAATGTATCCTATCTCCTAGATTACTACGTATTCCTAATTCTAGTTATAAGATTCTAGGTCACATCCCCGATATATCCGGTCATGGCAATCATGGTAAGATAAATAATTCTGCTTATGCAGAAGGAAGCGGAGTTAATGAAGATGGTTCATACCAATTTGATGGCGTAGACGACTTTGTTACTATTCCTACTTTGTCTAGTGGAGGTAAACAGGTGTTGATGAAAGTGAATTGGAATACCATTAATAGTATTATATATGACCAAAGAGGTAGTGGAGGTTTTGCAATATATTGTTCTGATTATAATAACCCAAGTGATTCTATTACAGTTCCTGCTTATAAAGGAAGAAATGCTGCTGGTACTACATATATTGATGGTATTAGAAATGAATATATTATTGCTAGTCAATTAAGAAACGTTACTCATAATATTGTAGAAATATTAGATACTTCTTACGCAGCAGGTAATATCAATCCTATTATTGGCAAGTCGTATACGAATTCTAATTATGGTAGTTTAGCTCTCTATGACTTCATGCTCTTCGATGAAATCTCAACAGATGATAAGATTAAAGAGCTGAATGAGTATGTAGGTATTGAAGCTAAGGTAGAGTTACCTCCTTATTACTGGGATACTTATGGTAAAACCAATCTCGATGCAGATAAGGCAACTATTCAACAAAGAGGTGTAGCCATAGGTGATTATGATTTAACTAATTATAATCATGTTTACGAAGGTATGAGTGGATATAATGGCTATCCGATAATACTTAGTGGAACTAATAGGACTTATCAAGATAAAGCATCTTATGTTAATGTAGTTGAAGATGATAAGAATGTTATTAATTTAACTAGGATTTCATTTAATATAGCTGCTATATTTAGTTATGTAAAACAAAATGGAGTATTAACTAGTTATAATAAAGATATAGAATCTTTTAAGATTAAAGTAACTGGAATAGATTACTCTAGGTTTGTTATAAAATATAGTTATATCTCCGAAGCAAATGCTACTGCTAAAACTACTATGACTATTGCTTCTGATAGTATTTACGAATTGCCTAAATCGTTTGCAAGTGATGGGAGTCTAACTTCTTCTGATATTTGGATAGGAATTAACTTTACTAAACAATCAAACGATATACCTGATATAATAGAAGATGTAAATGTAACTATTGAGGTTCTTCCTGAATATGAAAATGGTCTTGTATACGATGGAGTAGAAGATTATAGCGAGAATGTTAATATTCCAATAGTTGATGATTTCACATTCTTAGTTAAAGCATCTCTACTTAAAGGATTTACTGGAAGTGGAGGTTTAATAGCTAGAAAAGGAGATGTAAAACATGTTACTAGTGGTGGATATGCTTTTGTATATTGTTTAGATTCTAGTTTAAACAAAGCCAATAGAAATAGTTATTATTCTTTTGGTAAGGCTTTACTTCCTTCAACTGGTGCTATTGACCCACCATTAATAGGATATATGACTAAGACTAGTGTTAATGGAGTAGCAACAACATTTGGTACTAATCCTGATATAAAAGGAATTAATTTTGGAGATTGGAACGGAGGACGTATGTCTATGGTAGTTTATAAATCTATACTCTATCCGAAAACCATACCATTATTGCAGATTAACTTCCTAAAGAACCTGATGGAGAAAGACGAAATAATTGATTTAACTAACCCAATATTTATAAAAAATGAATAAATGAAAATAATGCCTTATAAACTACTTAAAGTAGTTTATATAATACTTGCTATAATTGCAGTAGTTATGTATACATTAAGTTTAATATTTAATATTTAAAGATTATGATTGATTACATTGTATTTCCTGTTGCTGATATAGATGAAGAGAAGTCAGCAAAGATTGATGAACTTAATTTAGTTCCTCGTAGTAATGTTAGTAAAGACAAAGTATTGATGAAGTGCCAACATTATAAAGAAGTGTTTCCTGAAAAAGTAACTAGAACAGTTACTACTGATGAAGAAGGATTGGAAATTATTAGTATTGAATATCCTTATGAAACTTATTCTAATGAAACACTTGCTACTTTATTATCAAGTCCTGAATGGAATCCTAAAGAAGATGAGGTAATAGAAGATTCCCCCATAGAGGAGTGACATTGCTTTTATTGCTTAACTCTAAGCCCTGCTTATAACAAGTAGGGCTTTATTTTGTTCATACAATACCTAACTTTTAATAAAATTATTATGTATAGCTAAAATAGATTAATGCTCGAACTTCTTATATTATCCTTTGTTATGAGTGTATAGTAGCTGCTATAAGATATTCTTAATTTATTAATCTAAACCTTATTTATTATGCAAGTAATTGAAAAAGTTAAAGTCGTTCCCGAAGGTTATAATGGTGCAGGGATGGACGGTTATGGTCGCCGTGATGTTAACGGTAAAGCTAATGCAGGTCTTACGCTTGGTATTATCGGTACTGCTCTTGGAGCTTGGGCTTTATTTGGTAATCGTCGTTCTGCTGGTGTTCTCGGAACTGGTGCAGGTCTTATGGGAGATGGTTCTACAAACATTAATGTAGTTGGTGCAGGAATGGGAAGTGCTGGTGCTCCTACTGCTTTCCAAGCATGGAGTAAGTCTTGTGAAGATACTCTTGCTTTGCAGGGTGGTTTGTATCACTGGGCTTTAACTCAACAGAACCAACGCTTTCAAGACCGTCAGGTAATAGACAGCGAAATGTTCGGTTTGTATAAGTCACAAATTGATGCAGACTTCTTGCTGTACAAGGGAAACCGTGATAACTACGATTCTCTTAAAGCAGAGATTAGCGACCTTAAAACGCAAGTTGCTGTTAGTGCTGCTATCCGTCCTTATCAGGATAAACTTATCCAGTGCGAAATCGAAAGAGCGTTCACCGCAGGTATCAATTATGTCGATAAAAAGACTTGTAATGTTATCTATGGTGTTACTTGTCTACCTAATGAGCCTACTACAACAGGTCTTGTTGGTAGAAATGCCAATGGTTGTCTACCGTGTGGATTTACTCAAACGGCTAGTACTCCTGCTACATAATATTACTAATCAACTAAAGAATAAGTTATGTTACCTATTAATCAAGTTATACTGGGCGGAACAGACCCTTTGTTAAATACTGGAAGTCTTACCGACCAAATCCAATATTTAGAAGAACAGAAGCGACTTATTGAAGCTAGACAAAAACAGATTCAACAAGCTGCTAATGGACAACAAACTTTACAACAAGTTAGTCCTCAACAAACTGCTAAAGTAAGTGTTTGGGACTTGATTGATGCAGAGATTGAACCTCTTACTAATGAGCAAAGAAATATGCTTGCTACTAATGAAGAATATGTAGCTAACTATAATAATCTTCAATCTATGGTTCAAGCAGAAGTTCTTAATCTAGTAAGAGCTAATATTGAAAATAGTCCGGAAGGTAAAACTCTGTTAGATAATCAACTAAAGTTAGTTAAGAATCTAAAGACTAGTATAATCGAGATGTCACAAAGAGAGATGCAATTGTTCAATGCTTTTAAAGAAGCTAGTGCAAAGAATCCTTCTCTTACTTATGAAGAATTTATTAAAACTATGAAGTAATGATAGAAGTAAGTGTAGTAAAACAAAAGCTGCAAGATTACATTGTTAATCAGATAGATATTCTTGGCGAATCTAATCCAGCTATTAAGTTAGTTAAGCCTTTGGCTAAACGTGCAATTATTAATAACATTGATAGTTTTGATAAGTTTATCAATACTATTGCTAAAGACGGAAAGATTGATATTGAAGGTATAGTTGATGAGGAGATTGAAATAATCAAATCTATTCCTAACTTTGATTTTAATATTCCAGTTCTAGGTAATGGTAACATCTCTAATGGTAACATAACTCTTTCTATTCCTTTTATTAATAAAGGAATTATGTTTAACCAGTCTGATTTGGAAACATTCAGACAACTATTAACTAAGTAATATTATTATGAGAGAAGTACCATACGAGACAGACCAAGATGTTCGTGCTCGTTCTCGGAGAGACGAAATGTACGAACGAATTAATGATTTCCTTGCTCGTGGCGGTCGCGGAAGAAGTGGTCGTGGCGGACGTGGAAGAGGAATGATGAATCGTATTGGATATAAGACTTACGACAACTACGACAGGGATGAACAAAGAGGTTACGGTGAACGTCATAGATATGATGAAAGTCGAGGTTATGATGGAAGTCATGGCTACGATGAAGAAGAACGTATGCTTCTTATGCAAATGCTTGGAGTAGATGGAAACGAACGTTATAATGATTATGGTGACGAACATTTTAATAAACAGGAAGCTAAACGCACTGTTGATGAAATGTACCATGTCAAAGACGGTAAGAAATATATCGGTGAGAAATACGATATGCAGAAAGCTCACGAAGTTTGTAGTAAATTCAAAGATAAACTAGAAGAAGATATAGAAGTCGCTGATGTATATGTAGCTATTAATGCTCAATATCACGACTACTGCGAGTTATTCGAGAAGTGGTTCGGAAAAGGAAACTTTGACGAAATGATATTCGAGAGTGCTATTGCCTTTTGGTTTGACGATGTTGATTTCGGAGAAGATAAACTCTGGAAGTATTTCAACGAGTTGAAGTAATACAAGTTCTGTTATATTCCTAAAGAGAGATTACTAAATAATAGTAGTCTCTCTTTTCTTTTTAAAATAAAGTTTTATATTTGCCATGTAATATAAAACTTAATGCTTATGGGAATCTTAATGAAAGTGTTGTTTGTTGCTGTAATAGCCATTACTATTATAGCATTTGTATGGAAAGAAGCTACTAGTATTCTTCCTGCAAAAGTTGTTACCTACATAAGAGTAGGAGGTGTGTTGTTAACTATTATTCTTGGTACTTTGTTATTCTTGCTGTAATATGGACTTCGGGAATATACTTAGTGAGATTCTACGTACTACGGCTACTAGTTTTGATTTTGCGTTTGTAATCTGTGTAAATGTGCTAGCATATCTAATAATTAAACTAGTTGACAAACTTAATGGAAACAAAGTAGTAAGTACTTGGAATAAAAGAGTAATAACTCTAGTATGTGCTTTAATAATGGGAGTAATATACTTCTCATTAAAGCTAGGAGATGTTAAAGTAGTACTTAATTCTATTATTCTTAGCTTCGTATTTTGGAGCTGGATTATGAAGCCAATATTGGCGTTCTTCAATATAGACTATCGAAAGTTTATAGAAGTTGAAGATAATGAACCTAATCAATATCCAAAGTAAGTACTATTAGTAAGATTAACAAGTGAGAGTCGACTAGAGATAGTCGGCTCTTTCAGTATACACGCTCCTTTATGGGGGAATAAAAAGTATGTCCCACCTTCCTACGCTTTCATAGAAGCTCACCATAGGACTTTAATACCTTTCCTTAACTTACTATTATCCGACAGTATTGCGTGCCACCACGGGTCTTAAAATGCGTCACTTGTATAAAAATGTTTACAATGCGAATATCTGTAAGCTAGATAGCAAGCTAGATAAAAGTGCTGAATTAAAATTATTAGTAAAAGTCTTGTCGATACCAATATAATAACTATATTTGTTATAATACTAATTCAAAATAATAGTGATATGAGTTCGTTAAATCAAATTGTATCTGAAATAGCTCATGCTATTCATCAGCCGAATAACTTTACTGCGAGACGTACTATTCGTAGTGCAATTATTCATACGTTCAATGAACAGATACGTCAGACTTATCAACGTCATGCTAATGTCGATAAGATATTAATGCAAAGATACAGGATAAGTTTAATTAATGTTCCTGACGGAGATATATTCCAAACTCTTGTTAGTACTAAGTATAAAGTTAAGAGAAGTAAGGATAGAGTTCCTAGACCAGTTCGTCTTGATAACAATTTACCATTTGTTAGTGTTCGTACTGTTGGATATGATAATATGGCTATTCCATTTATTAAGGAAGCAAATGCTCAATTTTATAAAGCTCTTCCAGGAATGTGTACCAGTTTAAGTTATGATTATATCAATGGTTATTTATATGTTAATAGTAATGGTAATCCACTTATTGAACCATTAGGTCATATTATCATTGAATCTCCATTTGAGATACCTACTGAAATTCCAATTGAAACTAATGAAAAAATGGAATCAAGTATTGATAATGATGATGAATTTATTATTCCTGAAGATATGGTAGAACGTATTAAAGATGTAATCTATAAACGTAATCTACTTAATGTCGAGAGAGTAACTAATGAAGTTCCAGTTAAAGATGATATAAACCAACAACAGATAGAAGTATGAAAGTAAATGCAATAGATAGATATGACATACGTAATATGTATACACATTTTATAGAGACAAGTGAAGAGGAGTACGACCTTGTGTCTCACAATATAGTCAGATATAAATCTTTGCTTTATCGAATTAAATACTCTATTGAACAAAATAGAAATGCTGTTGAAGCCATATTTGATGTATGTGTATATAACTACTGGGAATGGAATACAGATGAGTTAGATACTAATCAAAAAATGGAGAAAGCCATAGATGAGAAGTATATTAAGTTTACGGATGTAAAACAATTAAGATATGGCAATCTTTATCGTAATCTAAAGCAATACTTTAGAGTGCTTCGTAAGATAAAAGATTGTGAGATAAGACAAGATGTATTAAAAAAGCGTAAGTTAATTACAAGAGAACAATACAAAAAGTATTGTTACCTGTTCTTTGGAGAAATAGGAAGGCAAGTATTGAGAGGAAAGATTTATAAGTTTGAGAAGAAAATAGGTTGCCTTATTATAGAAAGAGTAAAAAGAACTGAATCACATGTTACTGCTGACGGTAAAGTTATTAAGCATAGAAAACGTATTAACTTTGTAGAAACTAGAAGAAATAAAGAAGAACTTATTATTAAAGGACTTACGCCTTATAATAAAAAGAAACATCTTGAAGCTATTGCAAAAGGAGAGGAATATGACGGTGTTAAATATATATCTTATAATAATTCGGATTGGTCTTGTAGAGTTATTATGATTGACGGTGCAGTTAAGAATAGGACAGTATTTAAGTTTTGTGGTATAAATAATCACATGAATGTTACAAATGCTGAACTACTTGCAAAATGTCATAGTGTAGAAGATATAATAAATCTTGATACTGATATTAACAATCGTGTCTCTCTTATTTCTAAGTTTGACCCAAGTTATACTCAAAAATATATTAGAAACAATGAACAAAAACCTATCTTCAATAGAAACTATTATCGCAAGACTTGATAATGATTTCAATATTATGAGTAGCGATTATATACCTAGAGTTGGTGCTTGGTGTATAGATGCTATGAATGAAATGGGTATTCTTCAATATGAAGAAAAAGAAACTACTATTGAAGTTGTTGATAGAGTTGCTTATTTCCCATGTTGTATGAACGCATTTAAAGTGTATGCAGACGGGTGTGAGGTTTCCCCCATAAAGAAAGGAAGCTGTCATTGCTCTTCCGGTACTACTGAATACTTCACTCAAGACCGAGAGAAAGCTAGGGAACGAGAAAGTAAGCGTACTGTTGAAGTAGACCCTGAAAGCTACGAAGGACGTAATTACGTTTATCTTCGTGATGCCAATGCTATTCAATTAAACTTTGATACAGATGTTGTTAAAGTATCCTATCTTACAGTTAAGACTGTATATAGTGATACTTTTCATTGTAATATTCCTGTTATACCTAATAACGGAAAACTTATTGAAGCTCTTGAATGGTTTTGTATGTGGAAGTTACTAAGTAGAGGACTTAAACATCAAGTATATTCTCTACAAGGTGCTATGCCAGTTAATCCATATTTGTTATGGAGAGATTCTCGTGACAGAGCTAGAGCTTCTGTTATTAATGAAAATCAAGATACTAACGCTTATAAAGGTTGGTCGTCATTCTTTTATAATTCAACATTTAGACCAAGAGACTAATGGAGATAATTAAAGAATTAAATAAAAGTGATGCAATAGAATCTATTAAAAATGGTTCTATTACTCATTCGGTTAATATAATTGTTTCTAAAGATGGACATTCTATACAAAATGAAAACTCTTTTGAAACTGTTGTTGAATTTCCCAATGATACTAAAATAGTTGGAGCTATTCCTTGTGCTACTGAAATAGTTATATTTACTGATAAAAACGAAATATATCGTTATGATGAAAGTACTAGCGAACTAACTAAAGTAGAATCAGTATGGAAATGGGCAGGTGGAGAAGTATTTGGAACTTATACTTATAATATTTTAAAGAATCTTATAATTGCAATAAGTGAAAGAAATACTGATAATATCGTTCCACTCAAGATTATTAATCTTGATGATGCAATGGTAGAGAATGAAGATGCTTATACTTTAGATACAGCTATTCCAGTTCCTACTATATTAAAAGAATCCATTATTCAAGGAAATGCTATTAAAAGAGGGACTTATGTTTTCTATATTAGATTTGGTATTAACAATAGTGATTTTAGTCGTTGGATAGATTTAGGTGGTATATATAATATTACCAATAATATAACTAATAAGAAAATATCTTCTATAACTGTTCAAATGTCAGCATGGAAAACAGAGAATTTTATACCTACTTATTTTCTTGAAGGCGAAGGAGTTGAGAAAACTGAATTAGTTGAGAAAGCTATTCAATTAGATATTCAGATAGATAGTACTGGATTACGTAGAGTTTTCAAGTATTATCAAATTTGTTATATATGTACTTATGATGGTGGTTCAGAAGGTATTGCTTTTCCTCCTGCTGAATTAGACGAAGGAATAGTAACATATACTATTAATACAAATTCTAGCGATAAAACAACAATAGATACAGATTCTATATTGTCAGGAATGGGAAGTTTTGGTATATATAATGCTAAGACTTTATGTAATTATGGTAATCGTTTATATGTTGCTAATTTCAAAGAATCGACTACTGGAAATAAGCTAGATTATATTGATACAAGTAATATAAAAGTAGGAGTTTATGACTACGATGATAGAGAAAATGATATATATGGAGGAAAGTCTCTTCCTGTTGAAAGTGAAGTATATCGTTTCTTTATACATTATGTTCGTAAAGACGGAAGTAATACAGAAGGAATATTAATTGAAAATAGAGACGGATATGATTCTGATAGAAATCTAAAAATATATAAGATAAAACTAGGGAGTTATACCCCTACTAATCAAGTTCCTGAAATTATATATGGAGATATAACTATATATACTAAAGTATCAGAAGTTAAGCAGATGATTGAAGATGCTAGAAATAATCCTAAGTATACAGATTATACTGATAATGTTGCTAAGCATACTTTAAGTCTCATAGCAATGGCAGAAGCAGAACAAATAGATTATTATTATGTTAATCTTGACCCAATATTTAATGTTAATAGTGTAACACGTAAGACATATTGTGCTACTTATATTAATAACAGAGGAAATAAATTATTCAGAACTCCTTATTATGTTAAAGGCAATTTCTTCTTTGAAGGAATTGAAATGTATGAAGATTTTATAGGTTATTTTATAAGTTATCAAAAGATAGAAAGTATTGTTGTTGCAGAAGGAATAATAGACAGACATAGAGAAGATGTTGGAAATCTTGCTAATAACAGTCAACAACAATATGGTAATATTCAAGAATATTATAAAGGAGATGTACTACAATTCTATTCTGATGATATGTTAGTAACTAAAAATGCTAAACGTTGCAATATTGCAGTATATCTTCATTATATAGAATTTAAAATACAGAATCTTGCAAAAGGTAGTATATGGGGAGATTATAGAGATGTGTCTCAACATATATTATGGGGAGATGGTTCTAATCAATGGAATGGAAAATATAATTATACTACTGGTGATTCTAAAACTGATAGAGCTATTCATAATATTCCTATTGGTGTAAATACTGAATTACAAAATGGATTAGCAGGAATATATTATATTGTAAATCAAAGTATACCTACTTTCTATTTTACTATTGGATTAAGACCTGACCCATATAACAATAACAAAGATATTTATAAATCTGTTCCAGTTGTAAAAATGTTAAGTGTTAGTCAAGATATTTATTTTGATACTAAACCTGATAACCTTATTAGATTAGGAAAAACTAAATATGTTGATTTTAAGACTAGTCCTAAATCAAATACTTATGGTACTACTACTGAAAACTATAATGTTACTGGTGAAATAGGGTTTGGTTTAACATTAGTATATGACCGTAAAGGAGTTGTATTTGGCGGTAATTGGTGTCCTAATTATAATCCTAGTATTAGCGGTCGTCAATACTTTAATCGAAGTCGTGCTAGTGGAGAAGCGTCTGAAAATATTCCTCGTGATGTTTTACACGTTAATCAAATAAGATATTATAAATCTTTTAAGTATAGACGTTATCAAAGAGATTACGAAGCAATTCCTGCAAGTGTCGTATATACTTATAATACTCCTGAAGGTGCACAGAATATAGAAAATATTCAATTAGACCCCGCCAGTGCTTATAATTTATATAAGATACCTGAAATGTTTACAGATTATTTAAAGAGTGTTCTTATAGCTTATGACCCAAATGCTCTTTCACAAAATATTCCTGTATATGATACTTATATAAGACGAAGCGATGTTATACAATCTGAATCAGATGTAAATGCTTGGAGAAACTTTTCTCCTAGTGCTTATAAGGTTATTGCAGAAAACAAAGGAGCTATTACTAATATTGTAGGAATAGGGCTTTACTTAATTGCTCATTGTGAACATTCAATGTTTTTGTTTAATAGAGATAGTACTCTTTTAACTAAAGATAAAGATGTCCAAATGTATACTCCTGATGCTTTTGATACTAACTATCAAGAAGTATTTACTACTGAAAGAGGATATGGAGGTCTACAAGATTATAATGCTTTTATTTGTAATGAAGCCGGATATATATTCTTTGATAGAAGTAAACGAAAGTTATATAGATTTGATGAGAAAGAGCTAAATGACATTACTAATGATATTCAAGTAGTAATAGATAAGTTCGTAGAGAAGGACAGTGATATTAATATAGGAATGGATAAAGAGAATGAACGGATTCTCCTCTCCTTTACGGGGGAAAAATACATATACACATTTAGTTATTCCTTATTAAATAATAGTTGGATTTCTATGCACACTCATTATGCTAGTAACTATTATAATACTAAACAACATCTATATGCTATTAATGATTCTTCTCCAAATATATTAGCTAAAATAGATACTAATAATAGTAATAGTTTTCTTAACTATGGTAATTTTATTATTCCTATTGATAAGAATCCAATATTTACTAGAGATAATCAAGCTATTATTGATATTACTTTTAATTTAGAGTATGATACAATCAAATTACTTAATTATATTAAGTATAATATTAAAAAAGAAGATAATATTAATTATAGTGGAGATAAAATTATTATATTTACAAACAGTTGTATATCTAAGGAAACAGATGTTTCTATGATTGAACGTAACATATATAATCATAAGAAGCCGTACTATGAACAAGGACAATGGAACTATAATTACTTTAGAAATCTAATTCAAAGTGTTATTGATACATATCCTGTTGATAGAATTACTGGAAAATACTTAGTTGATATTAAAGACGGAGAAGAAGATTTAATAATATCAGATAAGGAATATTCTAATGCAAATAGTTTAATTAATGGTAAGTTTATAACAGTTAGATTTATTATTAATCAAACCGATTCTAAAGTATTACTTAGTAATATAGAATTATTTGTTAATAAATATCGTGAATAATGAAAGCAAAAAAGTTAAATGAAAGACCTAAAGCATTTATAGGTGCTTTGATTTCTGTTGGTGCTAGTGTTGCCGGTAATCTAATTGGTAAATCCCAACAAAAGAAAGCCCAAAAGCAACAGGAAGAAATAGCCCAAAAGCAAGCTGAATTTTCTGCTGCACAGCAACAAGCTCCTATATTAAGTGAAGTTCTTAATAATAATAGGAAAAACTTTAGAACTATTGGTGACGAACTTATAATGAGAAATGGTGGAAATATCCCCCGTAAAGGGGTAGTTCCTTTAGTTGCCGAAGGTGGTACTGCTATTCCTATTAAGAAAGATTCATTTCTTCTTAAAGGACGTAAACATAATACTGGCGGTATTGTTATTGGTAAAGGTAAGAACAGTATTGAAGCCGAAGGAGATGAAGTAGTCCAAATTACTCCTAAACAACTTAGAGTATTCAGTGCTCAACCAATACTTAATGGTAATAGTCCAGCTGAATTAGTTCAGAAAGGTGCTAAACCTTCTAAAGTATTTGATGCTCAAGAAAGATTTAAAGATAGAAATAATCTTAATGATGACGGTACTAAAAAGAAAAGAAATATGAGAACAATAACTGGTAAGAAAAAGTTAGGAGGATTATCTCGTAAGAAAGATTACGGTTCAGATAAGAAACCTTATCCTAGTGTTAAGTCTAAAGACTTTGCAGGCGGTGGTCGTAGTTATCCGATTCCAACTAAAGCCGATGCTCGTGATGCTCTTAGATTAGCAGGTTTACATGGTCGCTCTGATGTAAAAGCTAAAGTATATAAGAAATATCCTGAATTGAAAAATAAGAAAGCTACATTAGGAACTTTTGGAAGTTTGACTGGTGCTAATCGTAGATTGTTAGCTCTTAATCAAAATGTTCCTTCTGCTGGAATTACTGCTGGGGCAAAGATTATTAATCCTAGTGCTTCTAGTATTAAGCCTATGAATTTATCTTCTAATAATGGAAGTAAAGGTTTTAATCTATTTAAAGGAATAGATAAAGGAGAAGCTATTAGTTCAGGAATTGGAGCTTTCGGAACTTTAATTAGCGGATTACTTAATAAAGGAAGTATAGATAAAACTTCTGCTCCACAAGTTCCTGCTCCTCAATTAGTAACTCCTGCTAAGCTAAAAACTAATATTAATATTAATCCTGAATTATCTGAAAATAGAGAGAACGAATTAAGGATTAATAGATTAATAAGAGGTAATACAGGAAGTTCTGCTGCTGCTTTAGCTAGAATACAAAGCAATTCTTATCGTTCTTTATCTGAAAGAAACAAGTTACGTTCACATAAAGAAAATGTTGAAACGCAGCTTTATAATCAAGATTCTATGAATCGTCAACAAGTTGGTGCTGCAAATGCTCAACAAGTAAATGAAACTAACAGATTTAATTCTTTATCTACTATTCAAACAGCTAATGATAAAGTTCAAGCTACTGCTAATAATCGTACACAAATGATTGAAGGTGTAACTAGTGCAGTTAGAGATTATCAGTTAGGTGTAGATAAGAAACGTTCAGAAGAAAATGCTACTGCTGCTATGATGTCCGCTAATCCTGAACAAATGGAATTGTTCTTAAAACTAATGGAAAAGAATAAAGGTAGACTAGGTAATGTACGAAGTACTTTATTCAGATGTGGTGGTAAGAAAAAGATTGCTTAACTATAAATAATATAACTATGCCGATAGATATTAAGACAGCAGGTTATCAAAAGAGGGAGCGGGTTGCCGCTCCTTTAGATGTTTACAATAGTACGTTAAATACTCTACAACAGAAACATGATACTGCTATTGAAACTAGTAATCAGATTAAAACGTTTCTTGCTAATAAGCAATTAAACGAAGCTGAAAATGAATGGCTCGATAAATATTCGAGAGACGTTAATGCTCAAATAGAAGCAAGTGCTCAAGAAGGCAGTTATGCTACTGCATTAACTACTGCAAGAAGATTAGCCGGAGAAGTTGCTAGTAATCCAGGACTTATTGGTCGTGAGCGTTATCAACAAGAGTTTAAAAAGTTCCAAGATGAAGTTACTAATAGTGATGCTTATGATGGAGATGTTAAAGCTTATACATTGGAACAGAACAAATATAATTATCAAGACCAAATAGATGAAACAGGTAGAGTAATAGGTGGTAATCAATTCAAACCTAATTATCGTCCTGTTGAACAAATAGATTATAATACTTTATATCAGAAAGTATTGTCTACTGTTGGTGTTGATTCTAGTTCAGGTGAACAGTTAGTATGGGGCGATGCAGAAGGTAATCTTAAAGAAGGTCAAGGAAATATTGCTGCTGGCGATGTTCCTTATCTTAAAACTTCCGGTGGTATTCAACAGTTATCTAAGGAGAAGATACGTGCTGCATTTGAAGCTGCATTAAATGAAACTCCTGGTGCTCGTGCTTCTCTTGAACAAGACTATAAAGTAAATGTTTGGAAAGCTAATAAAGGTAATAAGAACAATCTTGTTACTAAACCTGACGGAACTATTATGTCACAGAGAGAATTTGAAGAGAACCTATTTGCTCCTAGATATGCTGCTTCTGCTTATCGTAGAGTTGAAAGTAGAATTAATCCTGAATTAGGATTTAATCTATTAGCTGCTTCTCGTAAAAATTCTGCTAAACCTAAGACTGGTAAAGAACCTGATTTACTTCCTTCTTTAGCTACTATTGGTGGTAAAGAAAAAGTAGAACCTGATACTCCTGCTAAAGTACAATCTCAATTAAATACTTTTAATGGTCAGTTATCTAATATGTTTTCTTCTTATGGAATATCTAAATCTCTTCCTTTAGATGAAGCATATAGTAAACTACGTTCAAGTATTGCTAATAATGTTACTTTATCCGATGCTGCTAAGAAACAATTATTAGATGAAGCTAATACTTATTATAGAGGAATAGCTAATGCTAATAATCGTTTAGATGCAATGAAAGGACATCTTACACAAGAAGAACAATATGCTTCGGAGTTCTTAGGTAAGAGATTAAGTAACGGAGATATGGCAGATACTAATAATCCTATGCAACTAGAATATGCTAATAGAATGAATAAGTTATTTACTGATTCTAAAGGCAATAGTTTCGATACAGTTCTAGTTAATCCTATTAACGATAGTAGTAAAGCCGTTATTATATCTAAACTTAGAACAGATATGGGACTGACTAGTAAAGATGTGTCATTTAGTAAAATAGGAGATAAAGAATATATTCGTATTAGTAAAGACGCTTATACTCGTTTAGCTCCTGAAATAGCAGATGTTCTTAAACTTAGTCCCGTAGGATTTACTACTGGTAATAATGCCCCTGAAAAATTTACTAGAAACGATGAAGTTTTCTATGGAAATAAAGTATATGGCAGTTTAACTACTATGGGTATTGCAGGATTTAGAGCAATAGGAAGAGGTGAAATAACTACTGCTAAGAGTACTAAAGATTCTCCTGCTTACGTATATGAAAAAGCTGCACAAATATCTAATGCTGCAACCGAACGTATATCTGAATCATTACCGTCTACTTATGTTGATGTTAATGTATTTGATTTACCTCCTCATATAGTTGCTACCGGTCAAGGATTTGAAGACGACCAATTAAAGAACTATAATGAAAGAGTAATGAACATGATTAGTATTGCTAATCCTGGAAGTATTGTTATTAAGAAACGTAATGCCGAAGGAGTTCTTGAACCTGTTGAAGATAGTAGAGAACGTGATGCTATTATGCAAACTATTCAAGCACAAGTTAAGAAGAAAAATATTAATAATGGTTGGTGTAGTTCTGCTTCTACTGGTGAATATGGAGTATTCTTAAATATTCCTTATACTCCTAAAACTGGAAAGAATAGTGCTAAGAATCCTGATTCTGAAATGGAAGAAAGAGTACAAAATGCAGTAGCCGGAGACTATATGATTACAGGTGCTATTCTTAATGATGAAATAGAAAGATTCAAATCTTTACCTGCCGTTAAAGCAATGGATACTCTTAATTCTATTAAATATAATAACGCACTTAAAAGGAATTATCGTTTATCTGATGCTGAATTTGGAGATGGAACATATTCTGCTGTTACTAATGGTGATAGTTTCTATCAAATATTAGACGCTAATGATGAACCGGTAATTAAGATTACAGAAGGTGAGTTATTCCAACGTATGTTTCAGAATAATCAAGCTGATGCTATTCTTGCTCCTGTTAAAGAGGATATAAATCTTATTAGTGCAAGAAATGGTTCTATTGCAAATTCCCCCATAGAAGAGCAACAAGTGATTGCTCGTCCGCTTATGCAGAAGGCTATGATAATGGCAGGTGCTACTGGTAATCTAAATGAATTAGATATAGATACTAAGAGGCAAGTATTTCAATTCTTTAATCGAATGTATTCTAGTCTTACAGGTGAAACTCCTAGTCAAGTTATACTTAATCAAATGAACGACTTAATGAAGTAAGCGTATGCCAAACATGTTTGATAATATATCAGTAGAAAAAGCTCCACTAACTAGTGGGGCTAATTCTGTTAATATGGCTAATGATGTTCCTACTGTTACTAAATATAAACCTGATGTTGCTGCACAGGGTGACTTTATGTTTCGTAATCTTACAGGTAAAGAAGTGTTTACTGGTACAGAGGAAGATTATCATTCATTAGCTAAGTATGGTGCTGAACCTAATAGATATCAAAGTAGAGAAGAATTAGAAACTCTACGTGCTAAGAATCAATCAGCTTGGAAACAGTCAGGTAATGCTTTAGGACAAACTATTGGTACTGTTATTGGTGATACTGTTGGAGGTATGGGTATGCTAATAGATTTAGCTACTGCCGGATTATGGGATGATAAACCTTTTAGTAATCCTATTACAAGAGCTGGTGATACTATATCTGATTATGTTCGTGACGATTTATTTCCTATATATCGTGAGAACCCTGATAAAGCATTTGATATGAATGACTTTTCAGGTTGGTTCTTTAGTCAAGTTCCTAGTATTGCTAGTTCTCTGTCTTTAATGATTCCTGGCACTCTTTTAACTAAAGGAGTTGGAGCTGTTGGTAAAGGAGTTGCAGCATTAGGACGTAGTAGTTCTAAAGTAAGTCGTACAATGAATTGGGCAAAGAAGGCTACTAAATTAGATAATGTATATCGTGCTAATAGATTAAAAATATTAGCTAATGACGGTATTACAGCTATTGGTATGCGTTTAGGTGAGAATTATCAAGAAGCTCGTGGTGTTGCAGAACAGATAGAAGGTGAAGCATTGTCTCTATTTACTGGAATGTCTGACGAAGAGTTTCAGAATTGGTTAGATAATAATCCCGATATTGCAAATGAAACTAAAGGTAGAACTAAAGAAGAAGCCGCTCTTATAGTTGCAGATAAGGCAGCTATGCGTAACTTTGGTTATAACGCAGGTAACGTATTCTTTGATTTCATGCAGTTACGTGCTGTTAATAAAGCAATAGGACAAGTCAATCGTGCTATTACTCCACGTATTCGTTATTCACAGAATCAAGCTCTTGATAGAATAGCTTCTACTGGAATTGAATCTACTAGTCAAACACTTGGACAGGCAGCTAAAGGAACTATTAAAGATTTCGCAGGAAAGATAAATAGACTTATTAATTCTAGTGAGAATCTTTTGTTATCTGAATTATCAGAAGGTATTGAAGAAGCAATAAACTACGTAGGTCAAGAAGAAGGTACTTTATACGGTCGTTATTTATTAGGTCAAGCTGGACAATATAATGGTGCTGTTTCTATGGATAGAATAGAGAAGTACTTACAGAATCCTCAATTATATAATGCTGCACTTTGGGGAGTTATTGGCGGTATTACTTTTGGCGGTACTATGTCAGCCATTAATAATCGTAAAGGTGGTAATGTAGAAGAGAAACAACGTATTGCTGAAATAAATGGTCGTGAACAGGTATTCAATGAGTATGCTCGTCAAATGCAGATTATTGATAATGGTGAAAATCCATATCAAATAGAACGTGATGCTAATGGTAATCCTATTACTTATTTAGATGACGGTACTGTTAGTCAAGACCCAACAGTTGGCACTACTCGTTATGCTAAGATTAGTCCCGAAGAACAAGAAGATTTACGTGCTGCTGCTAAAGAGAAGTTTACTACTACTCTTACTTTAAATGCTATTCGTTCAGGTAATTATGAACTACTTGAAGATTATATTGAAGACCCTAGACTAAAGAAGAAACTAGTTGATTCAGGTCTTGTAGATGATGCTGAATACGATAGAGATACGCAAGAATTAAAGAAAACTATGCGTACTGTTCTTGATAGATACGTTAATTATTCTACTGCATTACGAAGTGCTAATATTGATGATGCTTTACTAGATGTTGCTATATCAGAGAATATAGTTAATGCACAAGAAGCGGACTTATTAAATAAACGAGTAGAAAGACTTAATACTATTCAATCTCAATTAGAGAATAGTATACCGGCTATTAATGAAGTTCTTGACCCAATGGCTAAGAATCGTATGCAATTAGGTATATTAGAACAGTATCGTAGAGAAGTAATGTCTACTTATAATAGTTTAAAGAATAGTAAAAATCCTTTAGATAGAGCACAAGCTAGTCAATATCTTGATTTATCACGAGTAATCGAATCTAAGGTTACAGACTTACGAAGAGGTTTAAGTCCTATGGAAAGTTTGTTCCTAGATAATGTTCGTAGTGTAGAGAATATTGCATTAGGAATAGAAGGTAGCGAAAAACAGAATAACTTAATCAAGAAACAAATAGAAGAACTTGATGAAAATGATGTGGCTCTGTTTAAACAGGCAGGTAAAGACTTTAGTCTTGGTACTCTTGCTAAACAAGTTCGTAATATTAATTCAGAGTATATGGATAATATGGGACAGATACTTCTTGATGAAATTCGTAGAGATAATTATCGTTCTCGTATTATTACTACTAATGAACAAGCTAAGGAATTTGAAGATACTCGTAAGAAAGAATTAGAAGATGCAGCTAAGAATCTAGTTAAGTCAGCAAAGAAGAATCTTAATGACTTTGTTAATATGGCTAATGAAGAAGAGCTTGGTAATCTTGAGAAAGCACTAGATAATGCGTTTACTGATGAAGAAAGTCAGAATACTAGCAATAAGAGTTTATCTAATGCTGTTAGTATTTTAACTAATTCAGAGAATGGTAAGAAAGATATAGCGTCTTTAAGAGAAGCTATTACTAAGAGAAGAAATAGTCTTGCTGCACAAAGTCAGGCACAGCAACAGAATGGGAATAATCAGCGACAAGACTCCTCTACGGGGGAAGCGAGGAGCGAAGCGACGAGGCAAGAAGAACCAGAGGTTAAGCCTATTCCAAAACCTAAACCAAAGACTGCTAAAGAGAAGAAGTTAAAAGAGACATTAGATAAAGTAGTATCTAAAGCTAATTCAGGTGTTGTAAATAAAGCTAATATTAATAACTTAGAATTTACAATAGTAAAACCTTTTGCTAGTTTAGGAGATGTTAGTAGAAAACCAGTTAAAGTAAGTGCAATAGACGTACGTGTTAGTAAATTTGGCAATGTTAGTATTGATGGAATGGATGCCAAAGGTAATATCATTGCTGATGTTACTATTGATGAACTAAATGCCGCTATTGCTATCGGAGATATTACTTATGTAGATACTAGTAAATCTGATGAATCTGCTCCTTCCGATACTAACGTTCTTGAATCATCTATATCTGATAATGACTTAGAAGGTCAACGCCAACGTATAGAAGAGATAAATCTAATTATTGATTTATATAATCAGATACAAGGTAATCAAATAGAAGGTAAGACATTTACTAGTCTTAATGATATGATGGTTTATTTACAACAGTTGAATCCTAAAGCTGTTAATTTGTATAATGATATTAAGATTCTAGCCAATCGTCAAATAGTAGACGGTAAGATAGTTAATGTTGATGAAGAGATTAAAACTCCTTCTGATATTATACAAGAAGCAAGTAAGACTTTAGATAAAGCTGTTGCAGAGAATAGACAGAATACTAAAGATAATGGTTACTTCTTTAATCTAGTTAATCTAAATGATAGTAAGGTTTACTCTCGTATTGGTCAGTTAAGGACTAATGATACAGTAAGCGTAGAACTAGATGAAAACGGTAATCTTATTGTTAAGTCTCGTGGAATTAAAATAGGTGAGTTTCCTAAGATTGGTTATAATAATGGTAATGTTGAAGTTATGAATCAAGGTTGGAGATATACTGTTAGAAACGATAGCATAGATTTCATAACTCAACTTCAATCTATTATTGCTAGTGAAGAGCCTAGTGCTAAAGAATTTGTACAACTTCTTAATAATATACGTCGACTATATCGTGTTCGTAATAACCCTGAAGTTGAAGGAACATTCGGACATCAGCTTAATGCTCTACAAGAGAATGGTCATTGGCAAAATCTAACTAGTTTATTCGGTGATACTCAAACTAATCTATTAGATAGGATTAAACATCTTAATAATATCATATTCTTTAATAACGCTCTTAATGTTAATCAGTCTAACTTTAGTACCATTGTTAATGAATCGTTGACTAATTGGATGAATAAACTCAAGAAGTCTTATACTGACATTAATAACTTAAAGTCCTCTATTAGTAATACTAAGTCTAAGAAGAAACGTCTAGTTGTTGGTCGTACAAGTTCAGGTAGTGTTATTTATGCTAGAGATAAACGAGGTAATCCTATATATCGTAAGTTTGGAGACGTAGCTACTAGCGAAGCTACTGACGGTTATCGTCTAGTAGTAGGCGTTGATGGAGGAGTAGCCGATATTAAATCTAATAGTATTATCGCTGCTAGTCGTATTCCTAGAGGAGTAGTTGGTATGACTATTAAAGATTCGGAAGGTAGACTTATTGCAGTTACTAGCCGTGAGAATACTATGAGTAATAGTGAAACAGAAGCTACTGAATATACTAAGAGGTTTAATGAAGGATTAGATAAATTATTCCATTCATTAGTAGATGCTACTCTACAAGGTAATACTGACTTACATCAACAACTATTAGATGAAATATCTAAGTATGTAGGTAAGCAAAAAGCCCTTTATGGTTATGAAGTTGTAGGTCGTGCATTTCGTCCTCTTAATAAGATTGGAGCTACTATTTACTTTAATGTTGCTGATAGAAATGTAGCATTTGCTATACCTGGTGAAACTAAACCTAGAAGGCTTATGGCTCGTATGCCTAATGGTTTTGTTCCTACTAATAATCATGGTAACTTTAGTACTATGATGGAAGGAGTATATGCTACGCTTACCCGTAATGTTATTAATTCAGCTATTCGTGGTGAATCTAATTTGTTTAGAATGGTAGATGGTAAACTACAAGCTAAGATACCTAATATACTTCAAGATGAATGGATGGACACAGGTTATAGTAGTTATGAAGAATTTGTAGCTAAAGACGGAGTACTAGTTACTGACTTAGGTAATGTTACTGATAGTAAAGGTAATATCATTAGTAACTTTAATTATGTAGGAGATGTATATAATCGTAATATCACTCTTATGAATCCTAGTCGCAATGCTAGTCGTACTGACGCGGCTAACGCCGCTACTTCCCCCATAAAGGAGCAACAAACTGTGTCTCCCGTAGTTGTACCTGACCCACTTGCTAGTCAAGACAGTACTCCTCAAGTAGGTACTCTTATGGAAGTTGCACAAGCTAATACTACTAATCCTAATCTATTATCTGTTGTTTCGGCATTAGAATCTGCTGGTATTGCTCTTAATCCTGATATTGAAATAGTAGGTGAAAAAGGTAGATTTGCAGGAATAGTTGCTGGTGGTAATACTATTACTCTTACTAATAGATTCGATACTCTTGAACCTGAACGTAGAGTACTCACTCTTATACATGAAGGTGTTCATTATCTACTTAATGATGAACGTGCTAATATAGAGCAATCATTTGGTGACCTATATGATAAGTTTAGTAGTTTCATTAATCAGGATTCTGCTTTAGTAGAAGAATACGGAAGATTCTTAAATAGTAGTAAACCTAGAGCTGTTGCTATTGAAGAGTTTGTAGTCGAAGCTATTACTAATCGTACATTTGCTAGATTACTAGCTAGAATTAAGTATGATTCTAATCCTACTACTGAATCAAATAACCTGTTTACTAAAATAGTAGATGCTTTAGTAGAATTAATAGGTAAGATAGGACAAATAGATAATACATTACTTGGAGAAGTTCGTAATCGTTTATCTACTATTGGATTAGAAACTAGTGATACAGCTAGTACTTCTACTGTTACTCATGACGATACTTTTGATAGAGCAGAGAAAGATGTTAGTGTTCCTACTGATAATATATTTGATATTCCTGATATAGACTTAGATTTAGATAGTAGTATAAGTGATAACTACCGTCAAGTCGATAATTTCGATAGTCTGATTGAGGGATTGAATAATCGACAAAAGGCTATTGTGACGCATTTGTTTGACACTGGTGAGCTTAGTTTTGTATGTAGTTAAGTAAGATAAGCCTAGAGACGAAAGTCCGGCAGAGAGCCTTAGAATGAGCCATTTTAAGCGCATCTGCCGGACTTTTATATTTTCTTTATCTTACTATCACGACAGCATATAAAATGCGAAATTCGGCAGGAATTTGCGGTCTACGGGCATCCGTCCGCCTTCGTAACGTGCGGTTTTCGTCCGTCTAATGAATCTATTTGATAGTATTGATAATAATGTTATCTTTGATAATGTTAGTAATAACTTAATTAATAATATAAAGTGTATGAGTTGTATTCCTAGTAACCCTAAATTAGATAAGCTATTACCGCTTACTAATAATGATGTTAGAAAATCTACTGAATACCTTGCTACTATCGAAGACAATAGTTTTCGTGATTGGTATAAAGAAAAGACTGGTAGAGATTTTAATGATGAGAATATTGATACTAATACTGTTAATGCTATAATAGCATATAATAACAGAGAGACTATCAATACTAAAGATTATGTTCAGAACGTTCGTACTTCACGGACTGGTGTATTTGGTAATGACATAGCGAAAGAAGACCACGCTATTAATATTCTTGCTACTATTTATTTAAAGAGTCAAGGAAGTATTCGTAAAGCTCTTGCTAATAAAAAACGTAAGGGTGAAAGCGAAGTAATAAAGGATAAAGCCGGTAATGAGTTAAGTCCTCAATCCGCTATAAAGCTGACTATGATTACTTATCTTAATAGACATCTGAAAGAGAATGATAAAAAACTTACTCAGGAACAAAAGGCTTATGTAGGTACTATTATTCGTAATCTTTACGATGGTGGTAATTATAATCGTAATGAGTTATTTGATATAGTAATTAACTCACCGGAAGTAGTTAGTCTTAGCAAAGAGTTTGGCATAGATACTAATGAAGACTATGAAGCTAGCGATGATGTTAAAGAAGATAGTGAACAGAACTCTCGTCAAGATGACCAAGAAACTATTGCTGCTCTTCGTGCTGATTGGTCTGAATTATCTGACCAACGAAAAGATATAGATAAAAATGTTAGCAAAGAAGTAAAAGAATGGTTTGCTCGTTTACCTAAAACAAATAGTAATAGTTTTATAAATGAACAACCTGATACTTCTAATAATACTTATTCAGGCATGGCTGAAAGTGCTACTTTTTCTAGTTCTTTTAAAGCTATTAATAACTATGGTAATTTCTCTAGTGTTGAAGCTATGGTAGAAAGTTTCCATACTATTGCTGCAAGATTTAAAGAAGTATCTCATTTAGAATATGCTGCACGTTTACTAGAAGACGAAGCTAATGTTCAAATGAGAAATAAGATATTTACTCAACTAAAACAATCTATTTGGGAACGTAATGAAGTAGTTTATAGTCAAGACGGTTCTAATGTGGTTACTAAGAATCGTAATACTTTTCCTAAACTTAATCTACAAAACAAAATACTTAATAGTTTCGATTCACTTATTCACAATCCTTCTATTATGGCTAATGATATTGCCGTATTAGACGAACTTAAAAACAGATTATCTACACTAAAAAATTCTAACACAAATGAAATCCAAGAAATTACGGAGCAAATTGCTGCAATTTTTAATAAGTATAACTTCGGCATCAATAGACAGGGTGTTGTTAACTACGTTCGTAACTTCGGTGATAACCAACTTTCTAATATCTCTTCTATTGTCGATGATTTGCTAGAGTTCAATAAAGTAGTAGGTAAGGCGACTAATCTATTAAAGATAGATAGTGAAGCACAACGTATCTATTATGCAGGTGAATATGCTAAAACTAAAGAGAATGAAGAATATGTAGTAGTTCCATTTGATAAGTCTCAACTACAATATAAAGGCGGTTATGCTAATAATATAGCTAATCGTATATCTAATAGATTTAAAGATTATCAGATAGTAGATTCTGAATTTAATAGTATTAATGCAGAGAACAATCTAGTTAGTGATATTCTAAAAAACAACTATATAAGTAAGTTCTTTGAAAGAATTAACGATAATCGTTATAATGATAATCCTGTTAATAATACCGAACTACGTGATTACTTAGTTAAATTTACTAATATTCCTCAATATAGATATAGTAATATTCTTATTGAGAAAACTTTGTCTAATGGAAAGATAGTCCCAGGTTTACTTCGTCTTACAGATACTGGTTATGAACTAACTGAATATTATCGTGAATTTGGTGCACAATTATATAACGGAGTTAGTAACGAAGTAACAGGAAAGGCTAAATCTTATAAAGATATTAATGCTCTTGAGTGGGATATTATTACGCTTAATGAATACGCTAATAATGGTGACAATTATGAGATGACTAAAGGAGTTAAGAAATCTAAGTTCTTTACTCAAACTCCTTCTGATGCACCTAAGACTTTCGTATTTAATAGTTATAAGTTAGATTATACTGGACTATTTAATGCTAACAGCTCTATTAATCGTGGACATCCTATATATGTAGCTTATGCTAATATTTATGCTAAAGAACTTGCAGAAATGGCGCAAGCTATTAACTTCTTATTTGAGACAACTGTTGAGAATGGAGTAGTAACTATCGTATCTGATGAAAATGGTAAACCTAAGATAAAAGAAGAGTTTAAAGACTTACGTAAATCAGAAGCTAGACTTAATTATCATTATCGTAAAGGTATTCTTGATGGCAATGGTAGACCTACTGGTAATGTATTTAAATTTAGAAGTCTACTTATTGATAAAGTTAAGAATCTTAGTAGATATAATAGTGAGACAGCCAAAAATGTAGATATGAATTGGTTGTTCGAGGGAGGTGACGTATTCTCACTCCTTTATGGGGGAAAGAATAGTGAAATATCACTAATACAAGATGAGAACGGAGAGTACAATATTAGACTTACTGGCGAGCTTCGTAATTCTGTATATAATTATATAGATAGTTATATTAATTATAGAATACAAGAAGCTATTACTAAATACAGTTCTGATAAAGAATTTGTAGATAAGTATAAGAACGCTAGTCAAGAATCATTCAATGCTTTCATTGCTGAAATGGTTCTTAACTATGAGATTCAATATAATAATCTAAATGATATGTTCTTCGGAGATGAAGCATATTATAAAGATTCTCGTGATACTATTAAACGTAATAAAGAATACCAAGCCGGAGGATTAGCTTATGCAGGTTATGACTTATACAATGTACAGAAACATTTGGGAGATATAGTAGTTTCTCCTAATAAGACTATTAGTGTAGATAGTAGTTTTAAATATATTACTCTTGAAGATGTTCAAAGCAAAGGCGGAGTTATTGAAGATTTAAAGAAACAATTAAAGATAGCTAAAGTATCTAAAGAGACAGAAGCATTTGTACTTAAACAGTTTGCTAAAGATAAATCAGAAGTAACTGATGCTCAATCGTTCATAACATTAGACGAATTTGTTCGTAGAATGTATCTACGTGGCGAGTATGATAATTATAAAGACTTAATTGAAGCTCTTTATGATGAAAGTAAACCTATTGATAATGTTAAGTTAGAAGAATTATCTAAGAAAATACAAGTTCAAAAGAACTTCTATTATGATTTAGAAATAGATAATGATGCTAAATTAGCTAATCCTATTCAGATTAAAAATGCTGAATTTGTACTCATACCTAGATTTTTAGGTAATAGTGAACTTGGTTTACTTGCTAAATATATGACTGATAATAATATTGGTCAGGTAAACTTTACTACTACCGAAAAGGCTACAACTAATAGAGTATTAGAGTTTTGGGATGCTCATGGAAAATTCCCCTCTAAAGAAAGGTTGAAACGGTTTAACGAGGACATCCAAACTAAGTATAAAACTGGTTGGTATTCTAATCTATATACGCAACAAGATATTCCACAACACATGGACGGTGAGAATAAAGCTGGATTGCAGATAGTTAAGAAACTAATTGATAATATTGGTAACACTCCCGAAGGTCAATCTCTTATTAAAGATTTCTTTGATAACTTTACTGCTAATATTCAAGATAGTTTTAAAGATGCTGCTTCTCGTATTGGTGTAGAGATTGATGCCAAAGGTAATGTAGTATATGAAGGTAATCAAGCTAAGATAGATAATAATCAATTTATATCTCTTATTAAGGATGAGTTAACTCGTAGAGGATTAGACAGTAATTATCGCAAGTATGCTGAAATAAATCCTGAAACTGGATTGCCTTATATGCCTGCTTGGACTAATCTAGTTCGTAGCAAGATAGAAAATATTGTAAATAGTATATTTACTAATCGTGTTACTCGACAAGTACTTCCAGGATTTCATGCTAGTCAAGTTTCAGATATTGGTATGACCGAACTATCAGGTCGTAGTGATTTAAGAGATTTGATGCAATCTAGAGTAGAAGAGAAACACGGTTATTCTCTTGGTCGTAAACTAACGTATCATAAAGACGGTAATCAGATAGTAGAGATATTGTTACCTAAATGGATGGTAAAGGCTTATAATACTTATGATGCAGAAGGTAATCTAATTAAAGAAGTTACTCTTGAAGATTTACAGTCTGCTGGACTCGATACTATGATTGGTTATCGTATTCCAACAGAAGGTAAACAATCAGTAGCAGTAATGAAAGTTGTAGGTTTATTAGATGAATCTCAAGGTTCTACTATTGTTGTTCCTGATGAATGGGTATTACAGACTGGTGCTGACTTTGATATTGATAGTATCTATGGTATTTATCATACTGCTACATTTGATAAGAATGGTAAACCACAGAAAGTTGAATATATAGAAGGAGAAGATGATGCAGCAGTAAATAGAAGATATAATAATTATCTATTTAATAATCTAAGCAGAGAGAATATTCAAGATGCTAGAGATATTGCAATAGATTTAAGTCAAGAAGGACTTAGTTATGCAGAAGCCTATGAATCAGCTATTACTAAATATGCTGAACAAGGCGGACTTTATTCTAAAGAAGAATTTAGTAAACTAACAGTAGCTCAACAAAATACTCGTGATGCTCGTAACAATAAAATAGTAGATACATTTATTAATATAATGAATCTACCAGTATCTATTGGTGAGAACTTATCGTCTAGTAATTTTGAAGATATTAAAGCTGCAAAGAGTAATATCTTTGAAGGTTTGTCAGAGACTTATCGTAATATTAATTCAGTAATTGCTCAAAATTGGTATCGTGATGCTAATATGTCCGGTGCACGTCTTAAAGCTATTTCTGTTAATCGTGACAACTTTGCCTCTATTGGTAATAAAGCTAAGACTATTATTGACGGTGCTCATGGTGGTTTTAGGTTTGTATATACATATAATACAGAGAAAGAAGCCAAAGACGCTCAAGCAAAATTAAGAAAACGTTTCAGAGACGTAACTAGAAGTGGAAAAGAAGTAATGGTAGACCATAATCAGTTAGGTTGGAGTTACGATAATCTTAATATAGATAATCGTTTAATTACTCCTTACTCTTCTGAAACTACTGCACTTATTCTTGATGGTGTAAAAGAAGGTGGTGTACCTAATGTTGATTTATATACTTTCGATGTATATAAGTCTATTGTTGATTGTGGTGCAAACTATGAAACTTCTATCTTATTCGTTAATCAACCTGTAATAACCGAACTTATTGCTAGACAAAATGCTAATGATAATGTATTTGGTGAAACTGGATTTAATCCACTTATAGGATTGAGACGAGATATGTATATAAGATTGGCTAAGACTGTTGGTATTCCAGCTAATAGTATTACTAAGAAAACTCGTCTTAAAGATGTTAAAGCAATGCTTGAAGCTAGAGGAATAACTATCAATGAAGATGAATTACTCGAAGAAGGAATACGAGTAACTGAATTAAGAGAACATCTTAAAGATGATGTAGAAAGTACTAGCTATAATAATACAGATAATCTTATATATCAGATTAAAGCATTAAGGGCATTTGAATATTTCAAAGAGATAGGTGACCAAATCAATACTAACATGATGGTTATTACTAGTGATAAGTTTGGTGCTGGTAAATCTGCTAACGAAATTGATAATGTAATTAATCGTATTACTGATATTAAGAATAACAATATTGCTCGTATTAAGAAAGGTAATCCTGTTCTTAAAGCTGTTACAGAAGAAGGTAATAAATATCTTATAGATGCTATTTATCCTAAGATTAGTTTCAATACTATTAACGATATTAATCAGGATGATTCAGAATCAGCATATCCTTCTTTATATTATCAACTGAAGTATAGCTGTATAGCTACTGAAAAGATTATTCGTGATAGTGAAATATTCAAAACTCAAACTCCACAGTTCCGTGAGTTAGTTAGTAAGTTCGATGTTCGTAATCTACAAACTATTCAACAGTTAGAGAGTTTCATAATTAATATGAGTCAAGCACAATCTAATTTTGTTAATACTAATAGATTTATAACTAGAAGCGATAATGAGTTTATTCCTAGTTATAATTTGAATCTTATTAGTAGTCAACAGAATACTCGTGCTAGATTATATGGTTATACTGATGTAGTAGGTAGCTTCGATATGTCTGATATGTCTGAAAAGAATGTAGAAGCATTTATGAAGTTGTCTCCTGCAAATAAAGTAGTATTGATTCAAAGATATACTTCGGATGATAATCTATTTAAAAATCTAAATGTGGAGTATAAAGGTCGTCGCAATAGTTATGATAGAATATCTATTATTGATAGTACTATATCTACTGAATCTCAATATCAGATGTTTCGTAATGCTTGGCATAGTAATAATCCTTTCGTTAAACTTACAGCTATGGACCTAGTAAGATATTCTATGGTAGTAGAAGGTTATAAGTTTAAAGGTGGAACAGTTAGTAAGATTATTCCTGTTGAGCTTTTATATGGACAGGATACTGGTATTGATTCTGATAATGGAGTTTCAACAGCTACTAATATTATTAATGATTCAGACAAAGCTATTAATAGTATGATTCAATACGGTAGTGAAACAGGAACCTATGAAAGACTTAGTAATGATGATAAGGCAATAGAAAAATTACGTGACTTATTCTTTAGAACTAATCCTAATAATCCTGATGTACTTACATTTGAGAATAAGAAGTACAAAGAATCTAATAAGATAGTATTCAATAGACTTGGTGTAGGTATGCTTAGTTTTAAAGAAGCACAAGAACGCAGAATGATTACTGGTAGTGAAGATAATCGTAAATATCGTCATTATGCTAAGACTAATGATAATAATAAAGTTCTACGTTTATATAAGCTAGTATATGATAATGATGTTGTATATATGCTTCCTACTAATCCTTTGGAACAGAACGAAATTGGAGAAGTTAGTGTTAATCCTGATAATAATAGAATGTATCTTCCTTTAGATATACTGGAAGAAGTTTCTATTCGTCAGCACGACCCTGCATTTATTAATTCTATTAATATAGCTATGAACTCTGATATTCGTAAGTTTGTAGTTCTTCCTAAGGTATTTGAAGTTGGTGCTAGTTTATTAATTGAAGAAGCATTTCCTAATAGTACAGTCTTGACTTCCCCCATAAAGGAGCAACAAGTTGATACTTCTCGTAGATACATTATTGCTTCTACCGATAACCAAGTCATACTTGATACTATTGAATCTCTTGAAGCTGCTGGTATTACTAATTATGTTGTTGTAGCTCCTAATATGAATTATGGTAATATTCGTAGATTTATTAATGAACGTAATAATTCCGATATTGCAGCTAGGAGATTACAATCAGCTATGACTAAATTAGAAGCTAACGAAGTTCAACTTAGAAAGAAGAAATCAGATAATTCTGAATCTCCTTATTATGCACAACTTAAAGCTAGTATTAATCAGACTATCAATGATGTAAATGTTAACGGTGTTGGATTTGTTCCTGTTCTACAAACAGTTGTAGATAATACAGGTTTTAGAGCAGGTGGTTACTTTAGATACGAAAAAGAAGGAGAAGTTTATATTGTTACTAATTTAGGTAGATTAACTAGTAAATCAGTAAGTCTTACTCCTGATTATATGTATAGTAAGAAAGTAACTATCAATAGTATTGCTCAATTACAATTCCCTAGACGTAATGCTATTACTCAAGTAGTTAAAGAAAATGCTAGATTAGATAAGTTTGCTAATAATAATATTATTCGTGTTCAGACAGAATCAGATTTCATTAATGAGGATATACTTGAATCTGCATTAGTAGATAACGATAGAGAAATCAATGATTATATTTCTCGTGTCATTGAAAGTGTTGAACGCAGTAATGCTAATGTTGAAGAAGCAGCTCTTAATGATGCGTTTCGTTCATTTGCAGCTATTGATTTACGTTCTAATACAGCTACTAAGTTAAATGATAACTTACGTGAACAAGCGTTGAGAATTATCAATGGTTATACTAATAGACGTATTGATGATTTCTTATTTGATATACATAACTTCTTTACTACTTATGTTACTAATCCTGACGGAACTTATAAGTTAGATGAAAATGGTAACAAGATAGTTCAAGAGAAATGGAGTATAACTAATAAGAAGTTATTCGACCGTATGTTAGAGGACGAAACATTACGTACTCGTTATGAAATGTTCCTAGATGATATTAATAGATTTGTAGAAGACTATTCTATTATTGAAGCTATTCAACCTTATAATATTGATGAAGCTTATACTGTAAGTGAGACAGAAGAAGAAATCGAAGGTTTACGTAGAACTAATGATATGCTTAAACAGATTAAGGATAAGTTCAAACGTATCAAAGACTTAGATAATGTAGTTAAACGTAGTACTAAGATGTACTTCGATAGTTACATTACTAGTCTTTCTAGTGACCCTCGTGTACAATCTAATATGCTTAGTATTACAGAAGCATTTGAAGATGAAAACTTCTTCCAGTTTTGGTTGGCTGATAGTCAAGAAACACATATACCAATAGTTCAAATAGTTCTTAAACAAATGATGAATCAGTTAAGAGCTAGTGAAATAGAAGCTAGAGACAAAAAGATAGCGTTTACTTCGGCAATATCGGCTATCATTGAGGACGCAAAAAACAACGGTATAGACGTGTCTCTGAACGATATTTTGGACGAAAATGGCAATCTTTTGCTGCCGTATAATGAAACGTTCACTGAAAAATTAAGGTCGCTAAAAGAGGCTGTAAAGCTGGCACAAATCGAAGACCCAAATGGTCGAGACGGTTTAATATATAAGAAAGCTAAAGATGAGTTAGAGAAGTTCTTAATAGATAATGTAGAACGTGAATACGTTAAAGAGATGTATCAAGAGTACTACAATACAAACCAGTTACTTAATAAATACCCTGAAACTTATGTTAAGTTAATGAAGCTATTGCATGAAGAAGGAGATATATTAAGTACAATGATTGACAATGATTATAGTACTCTTACTGTTCAAAATGAAAGACGTCTTAACGAGATTCAAAGTGAACTTACTGAAATGCGTGCTGTTATTGATGTTGACGGTAATTACAAAGAGAATTATTATGAAGCTAATGCAGTTAATAATTATCTATTGTCTCGTCGTCAACTTAATAATAAGTATAAAGAGAACAGACCCAAGGATGCTTTTACTATTCGTTATAAACAAGCTATTGAAGGACTTCAATACCCTGAAACATCTGAAACTTATCGAGAATCAGCTGAATGGCTTAAAGCTAATACCGACTATAAGTTAAAAGGTGAGTTCTTAGATGAGTTAAAGAAGGCTTATATGGATACTCGTGCTGGCAATCCTTTTGATAGTTTTGTTCGTACTATGGCATACGGTAAGTATGATGAAACAGGTGTTATTGATGGTACTAAGTTTACAGAAGTGCAAATAGCTAACTTAAAGAAACATCAAGAGCAAATGTTTGCCGCAGCTGTTGGTAGAGTTAAGCCAAATGAAGAACAAGCTCAAAAGTGGTTAGATGAGCATATAAGTTATATCAATACTGTATATTACGAAGCCATGTATGTAGCTATGAACAAAATGGGTAAAGTAGTATTTGATAAATGGTATAACGAGAATCATGTACTTAATCCTATTACTAAAGAATATGAACCGTTGCCTATTTGGAGACAAATGGTAGTTAAGGATGAAGCTAACAACATGGAATATAGTGCTAAATACAAATGGTTAGAAACTAAAGTTAAAGAGCAGTATAAGAATCCTAACTATGATGAAGTTAAGTTACAACCTTCTACTAATAAATATCGTAATGATAAGTATTACGGAATGAATAACTATCAGCAACAACTATATAATGAAGTAGATAATCTACTTAATAGTCTTGTTAAAGATAAACGTAGTCGTGCTTATATTAATCGTGGTTATTTACCTAATCAAGCTGTTGAACAACCTCATCAAGGTTTTACTGATTATTGGCAAGACTTTAAACGTAGTCATGGTTGGTATGATACTCCTAATAAGTCTGATATAGAGCTTAATCTATATAAAAGATTTAGTAACGCTCCTATGTTACATAGTTTATCAGAGATTAAACTTCTTCCTATTCGTGAGAAACAAGAAGGTGAAACTACTGATGAATATCTGGCTTATGTTCGTGAAACTCAAGCTAAGAATAATGAGTTACGTAAGCAAAGAGCACAGGAAAATGCAGAACGTAATAATCCTAATGTTCTTGAAAGACTTAATTCATTTATAGATAGTATGTATAACTTTAATACTCGTAATGATATAGCTAGATTAGCTAAGATTACTAGTAATCAATTACGTAATATGGATATTATTAAGAGAAATCCTAATGATAAACTTATGGATAATAGATTACTTAGTAGAATTACTGGTAAACAAGAAATACGTACTACTAAGAGTGATGATTCAAATATAGTTAAACACTTCGAGAATCAAGTTCGTAAGTTAGTATTTAATGAATTTGAAATGGATGAAGGTACTCGTTCTAAAGTATCTCGTGTTATGCGTAATATGGTATCTAGTAAGTTTATGATGTTAAATATTACTGGTGGTATTGCTAACGTTCTATACGGTAAGACACAGATACAAATGGAAATGGCTGCCGGACAATTCTTTAAATACAAAGACTTCCGTAAAGGTGAGAACGAATGGATGCAGAATATAGGTAGTTATTTAGCTGATGCTTATAATGAAACTACTAATAACGAAACTAATGCTGTTATTAGATTATTCAATGTTATTGAATCTGATATGGTAACAGAACGTTATGGTAAAGGTAACAATCCTATGGGTAAATTAGAAAACCTGTTGTTTATCCAACAAACCGCAGGTGAACATTATATGCAGAACGCTACATTGTTAGCTATGCTTCATTCTCATAGAGTTGTTGCTGTTAATGGTAAGAATAAAGTAATGTCATTTGAACAGTTTGCTATGGGACTTAGAGAAGAAGCATTGCTTAAAGTTCTTCGTAAGAATAATCCTGAATTAGTTACTAAATATGAAACATTCAGAGATAAAGTGCTTGAATCATATATTGAGAAAGAACGTTATGTTAAGTTTAAAGCCGATATAATAACTGACTTCTTACGTTCTGTTCCTAAAGAGATAAGAGAAGAGTTTAAAGCTACCTATAAAGAAGATACTAAAGAAGAAAGAACTAAGTTTGAGAATCACCCTTCTTTTAGAGAAAGTCTTATCTTGAAGAACGGTGTTGCTACTCTTAAACCTGACAGTGGTCTTACTAATGATGATATTGCAGCTTTTCGTAATAAGGTTATATCAGTTAATCATCAAATACATGGTATCTATGATAAGATTGGTGCTAATCAATTACAACAATCTTGGTGGGGAGCTTTACTAATGCAGTTCCATAAACACTTAGTTCCTGGATTCCAAAAACGTTTTGGTTATCGTTTAGGTCACTTTGACGGTATATATAATGAAACTAGAGAATCTATTAGTAAAGGAACTTATGTTAGTTTAGGTGAGTTTATAGCAATGCCATTTAAGAAATACTACGAACTTAATGATAGTAACGAACTTCAAGCTGTTCGTACTCTTCAAGGAATTGCTAAAGGTTATGTAGATTTTGTAGCTAATCTTACTACTTATTATAACATTCTTCCTGAATATGATAAAGCCAATATTCGTAGGTGCTTAGGTGAATGGATAGCTATTACTAAGGCAGTAGCACTATTTGTAGTAGGAAAATTAATGCTAGATGACGATGATGATTCTACACAAGTAGCCGACTATATCCTATATAGTGCTGACCGTCTAATGTCTGAAACTATTCAATATACTCCATGGGGAATAGCTAATGAAGGTAAGAAACTATATAGTCAACCAGTAGCCGCATTAAGTATTGCATCTGATAATCTTAAATTACTGGAAGCCTGTTGTAGTTATATTATTACTGGTAATCCTGATGATTTATATTATAATTCAGGTACTTATTCAGGTGAGAATAAACTTAAAGTTAATATAATGAAACAGATACCATTAGTTAATCAAATTATAAAACATCAAAGACTTGGTGCTAATAATAGTTACTATAAAGTACGTAGTAGTCCGTTTAGTGGTTTAGGTCAAGTTGTTGCTAATATGATTACTGATGAAGATGAAGAATAACTAACTACTTAATATTACAACTCATAGGAAAGCCCGAACTGCTCGTGAGAGTAATTCGGGCTAATTTATATACTTAAAAAAGTTTGTAATTTTTAGCTATTTATTAGAATACAGTTTGATATATTCAGATATGAATCTATTTCTATCTCCCATAAACATCATATTATGATTAATGATATAAATATTATTTTTATCATTAACAGCTTTAGCAATAAAATTAGCATTTATAAGTTGTTGAATACCGTCATTTATTCTAGGTTGACTAACAGATAGTTCTCTTGAAATTTTAGTCTGATTTAATACTATCCAATTAGAATCGAACTTAATATTTCTATAAATATAATTCAACATAGATAAACCATGAGTTTTTAAATATCTTAGATTAGACATTCCATCAAAGTATAATTGCATAAAACTACCAGTATATCTTACTTTTTCATCTTTGATTAGAACAATATCTACTCCATACTTATTAGCTATATGTTGAAGTTCATCAAAAGCATTATTGCTATAATCTTTTGGATTAATATTGAAAGGAAATATAGTAGGTTTAATAAGACTACTATCAGCATTACTATTAGTCTCCATATATATGTGTTAATTAATTGTTAATATCGCCAAATTTATACAGTTTTGCGTATAAAACCAAGCAATTTCACTACTATTTTATACAGTTTTGCGTATAATTTGAATCATCTAACTAATTGATAATCAATGAATTAACATAAAATTAACACTATAATAAGATAAAGACTTCTTATATAATATAGATTTATCATTTAGATATGCAAATATACTATTAAATTTTTAATTAACTTAGCTTTACTATATCTCGCTCGCCTATCGGCTCGCTTTCTTCCCCCATAAAGGAGCTGGTTCACCGATAACTCCATTCCTTTATGGGGGATTTAGCGAGCTTTGCGAGCGTAGGCAAGTCCAGCAATACAATTATCCCTAGTACGTTGGTTTTATCCAAGTACAGTTTAAAAAAAAGAACTATCAACAGTATTGCTACTATTAATAGTTCTAAGTTCATTTACTTTCTTTAATATCTTTCTTTGCTCTTGCATATCCTTTGATATAACCTTCAACAAAGCGATTAGTACATAATCTTCTAATATCTAAAGAACAAGGATTATAATTACACTTTCCACAATGTTTACTTAATCCGTCTGATTGATAGGCTTTTACTTTAACGCTTATTCTTTTTGTCATAATATTATAAAATAAGAGTACTAATATTACTACTAGTACTCTTAATAATGTATAACTAAAAACTGGTTATTTACAATATTGTATTTGTTTTCACGCTTGTTTTATAGTTGCTCTCTATTTGTTTAAGTTTGAGATAAACTTTATTACGAGCTTTAAGTTGTGGTAAACAACTAACATATCGCATAGCTTTGCGAATCTGTTTAATCATGTACTTCTCCGACTTCATCTTTTATTTCTTCTTTTGGTTCAACATAAGGATTCCAAGTATTCATAAACTGATTAAGTTCGACTACAACTTTTTCTCGGTTATAAACATCATTATTAGCATCGGGAGTTATATCTTCAAGAACAACATGAAGAGTATTACTACCGTTCTTGTCTTGCATACGAGCTAGACTATTACACTGATATACCTTATATGGTATTTTAGGATTTACTACTTTAGAATTATTTCCATAAGTTTCTATGGATAATACATTATTTAATTTAAGCATACTTTTTAGTCTTAAATAAGTTCTTTGAAATCAACGCCAGCTCTTGTAAGACGAGAAAGAAGAGTATCAGAATAGTTTCTCATAGACGTAAGCTGACAAGCCATATCATTTCTCTCTTCTGCATCAAGTTTCTTAAAGAAAGGATTGCCATTAATAAATTTATTAAGTTTACCAATCTTATCGTTAAGCTCTTCATATTCTGTAATTACTCTTTGAATATGAGGAGGATATTTACTTTCTTTAGGTTTAACATTAATACCGTATTTAGCCCATTGAAGAACAAAACCAAGATGTGCCCAAAGGTCATTAACAACTTCTTCCATAGCATATTGTTTGCCAAGTTCCTCACTATAATTCTTTGGGTCAACACAAGAAGAATGACGAACAGTATCGAAACCACTACGAGTATGAGCATTAACAACAGTAGTCTTTTCTCCTATTGTTGTAACATCTACATCTGTAATAAAGTTCTCAACATCTTCTTTTAGAATCTTAGTACCGTCATTATTATCTGAAAGAGGATAATACGCAGCATCAGCTACATCTTTCGGTGTCCAACTTTTATATCCATCTGGATAAGTAACTTCATAACCCATATCATCAGGATGAGCATTACCTATTTTATAACCAGTTGATAGAGCCATACTAGCTCTCATTGGTTGAAGTTCAACCATTTTAATTCCAATTGCTTTCATAATTTAATCTTTTATAGCTTTAAAATTAAGAATAAAACTTTCACAACTACGACAGAACTTTTGTCGCTTATCATTAACATAGAGAAAGGCATCATACCAATCTCCGTTAAGAGGATTCTTACTTTTAATCTTAGTAATAAGAGTATAAATATTACCAGTTTTGATATGTTTGAATTTATACCCTTTATTTCTAAGTATTAAGGCTTGAACAAATGACTTTAATTCAATCTCTTCCATTATTTACCAGTATGTCCAAATCCACCTACACCACGTTCAGTAGAACCAAGCTCTTCAAGAGTTTCAACTTCATCCCAAGTAATCTTCTCACGACGACGAACAAGAAGTTGACAAACACGGTCACCTTCTTTATAAGGACATCCTTCTACTTTACGTAATTTATCAAATTGTAATCTCGCATTAACAATAAAACTATAAGCATCTGGATTTTCAGCACTTTTTATAATACTATTAAATGCTCTTCCAAAACCATTAATAACCCTTATTAAACTACGAGCAGTACGATTCTTGAAAATAATAAGAAGTTCACCTCTATAACCCATTGAGGAGTTGTTAACCATAAGGCTCTTTATCCTTATGTTCTGCACTTTTATTAATTGTAACATATATGTGCAGTTCAGACTATATCATCACTACTTAATGTAGGTTGGGCACTCGTGGCAGCATTACTATCCGCAGCATTATCTGTTTGGATTCGGCTACTAGTCGTTGAACCTTCAATAATATTACTATTATCGCTTGGCTGCTGATTGTCATTGTTACTATGATTTTCCAGCAATTCACCCAATTTAAAGACTTCAGTTATTCTACCTTTATTATCTCTTATTATAACTTTTTCTTTATTATGTGTAGAAGTATGTTCAGACCGAGAAATAGGAATTAAATTATCAATATTATTATTTAAAGTATCTCCGTCTTTATGATGAACATCTATTTCAGGTTTTAAATAATGAGAACCATTAATGACAATAAAATACTTAGATTCAAATAAAGAATAATTCTGTTCAATAACGTACCTATGTTTTCTAATAAAACCTTGATAATCTTTAAAAGGATGATTATCACTACGAATATAACAATATCCTTTATGTATTTTAGTACTTACTTTATTTCCATAGTTTCCATTATTATCACCTATAAATACTTTACTTCTCATTTTACCCATACATTCTTTAGAACAAGTAAATTTTCCAGTTTTACTTCTTCTAATTCTACTAGGTTTAATATAAATAGGTTTTTCACATATAAAACATTTAGTATTTGGAGAATGTTCGATTACTTTATCTTTATCTGCACATTCTTTAGAACAATAAGTTCCTTTACCTCTCCATTTATAAGTTTCAAACTCTTTACCACAATAAGAACAAGTTCTTTTAATAATTCCAGCACCTTTAAATATATTTGCCATAATTAAAAATTTTAGTTATTACAAAATATAATAAAAATTCTAGTATTCCGAAACAATAAGGCATGAATTTTAGTTATTTTTAAAGTCTAATGTTCCAGGTGCATTAGGAACATAAAATTCAGTTTTGGTATTACTACTACGAGGACGAAGTTCCATTTCATATTCATCAGGAAGAGCAAAATGTAATCCTGTATGAA